GCACGACTGGACGAGGCCGACGTAGTGCACTCAGTTGCACGACTGGACGAGGCCGAGATAGCGATGAGAATAATCGAGGAAATCGACGGATAATCCTTGCCTAGCTCGCTGCTAAGATTAGGGTGCCTATGTCAATCAGGACCAGGGAGGGTCACGACATGGGAACCAAAAAGCAAATCGAGATCGTGTTCACCGGAGCGGCGGCGACCAAGATGGGCGTGCCGATTGTCCGAGCCGATCTGATCAAGCACGCCGAGACGATGGGGTATGTCGTCGCCAAGCGCGTCAAGGCCAGCACCAAGGTGCTTGTCGCAAGCCGGACCGATACCATCAAGGCGGAAGCCGCCCGTCGTTTCGGGGTGTGCGTCCTGACGTACGGCGCGTTCCTCGAACAGTTCGGCGGTGACGTGCCTCGCACCGGCAAGAAGCCCGACAGCTGGGTCGATATGGGCGTCAAGATGGCGAACGGCGAACAGGTCGAGTACCTGTGAACCGCATCGACGCTCTGTGGCAAGTCATCGACTTGGCGTCGGGCAAGAAAGCCATCAACGACGATGACCCGGAAGCACTGGCCCTCGTGGAGGGGATGCTCGACGAGGTCCAAGCCGAAGAGAGCGAAGTAAAACACGCCATCAAGGTGCTTCACCGGAACGGAATGGTGCCACTCGTCTGGGGTGAAATCGAGGCCGGGCTTGACCCTGTCGTTGCCGAGGCTAAAGCTAAAGACATGATCTTCTGGTGGGAAGAATTGACCACCGATGCTTTTTATTCCGATGTCTCGGAGGCTTTGGACATGATCGCAGAAAAGATGGGAGACCATGCAGCATGATCTGACTGTTTAGACCAGCCCCTTTAACCAGGACACCTACCAAGGATGGTACGTCTTGCCACAAGAAAAAACTTCGAGTCGCGTCGCCGTAGTAATGAGCGCAGGGCAAACGCCCGTAGTGATTGTCGATGGAGAGGCCGTGTCGGTGCTGATCATCGATATGGGCACAGTACCCGCCGGGCCTGTCACGCATGAAGGGCTCAGCGATCTGCTCACGTGGACGACTGTCCATCCGAACCAAGCCGCGATGCACGAACTGTTCGATGTCATCGTCGCCATTTACAAAAAAGCGGGACTGACTTTTTAGTCAAATCCTTTGACTTCAAGGTGGCTTCAGCCAGCTTAGACGAACCAGGGAGGGTTTTGTTTTGTCCATTTTGAATACGCCTATCGCGACGGCCAAATACGTGGCCGCCGTTCCGCAGATGTCGGAGCTGCTCCTCAAGCAATGGCCGGGATTGCCCGACGTGTCAGCCGAGCTGTTCGAAGATCACGGTGCACTGGAAACCAGTCTGATCCAGTACGTCACTGCCCAGCTTGCGGAGTACACGCCCGCGCATCAGGTCGAGACCGTGCTTCGTCACAAAGGCCACAAGTGGCGGGCGATGTCTGCGCTTCAGAAGGCGATCCGCCGTAGCGACACGCTTCTCGCGTACAAGGCCGGACGCGCCATGCTGTTCGGCGGTGTGTCGTCTGACTTGTGGCGGCGACTGGCCGTCATCTCGCTGGAGGACATCGGTCTGGCCGACCCGTACCAGTCGGCGTTCGCCAGCCTGTTCGCCGGCAACAAGGCTCTGCGTCTCAAGCTAGGCGAAGAGAAGCTAATGTTCTGGCTGTTGGACAAGATGTGCGGAGCAGCCAAGTCCCGCGACTTGTGCGATCTGATCTTCTCAGCCTGGTGCGATCCTCCGTGCAAGGCCGTCGAGCCTGGTGTTCGCGCGCTTTCAACTGCCGAGGTGCTAGAGGTCGCGTGCGATGACGGGGCTCCGCTGATGGAACGGCTCTGGGCGTACCGCCACATGTGGGATCGCTGGAAGGACAAGAAGGAGGAGGCGCATCCAGCAGGCCTCAAGAAGGAGTTCTACGACAGGATCAAGCTGCCGTCGCTTTTCCAGTACATAGCAATGCAGAACATCAGGGCCACAAACGAGTCCTTGGCGATCTGCATCCCGGTGACCTGGCAGCTCATGCTTTCAAGCGAGTGGGCAGAAGCAGGACCCGATCCATTCGAGGGCTACGAGGGTGCGCTGGACAAGATCGGTGCCGTCTACGCAGCGACGTATGACAAGCACACACAGGAAGGCAAGGCAGCGGCGAAGACCTTCCTGAACAGTTCTCCCGAGCTGATCCAGGCGGCCAATGACTTGTGCCTCGGCCAGGGCCTGGCTTCTGTGGAGCGGGCGATCTTCTATGTCGAGGGAGCCCTGTTGCTGCCCAGGTTCGGCTTCGCGGGCGCAAAGACGATCTTCGACGACGTCCTGGACTCCAAGTTCAAAACGACCGGCTTCAAGACCTTCGAGGACGGTATGGAGTTCTTCCACATGGTAGGGCATCGCCTGCCGCATCTGAACCAAATCCGCAAGAACATCGTGGGCGGGCCATGATCACACGGGTCAGCAGTCACCAGCCCTCTTTTTTTCCGTGGGCCGGCTACTGGAACAAGTTCGCCCAGTCCGACGTCCACGTCATGTCCTGCGGCGTCCAGTTCGATGCTCACGGTTGGCAGAACCGAGTGAAGGTCACGGACTTCATGGCCGTGCTTCCGGTGGAAGGTGGTTCCACGCACAAGCTCCTGAAGCACGTGTGCTACAAGGCTGAGGCATTGCCCAAGGTCTTAGCGTCGATACGTCAGGCGTTGACCGGTAAGAAATGGCCCGGTCGCTGGGCCGTCGAACAAGCCCTCTACGAAACCGAGCACGAGACGGCGAAGAACCGTAATCACTGTTTGATGGACCTGAACATCGACAGCATGCTGGCCACAGCCGGCGCGCTGAAACTGCTCGGCAAGACTCAGTACGTGATCGACACCGAGGAGTCTCTGCCCGAGCTGTCGAAGACCCAGCGCCTCGTCGCGCGTGTTCGACGTCATGTGCCCGAAGGTCGGATACACTATCTTGCCGGTTCCGGTGCTCTGGGCTATATAGATAGTAGTCAGGTACCGGCAGATTTTGAGCTGTATGTTCAGAAGCCCAAGGATGGGGCTCCGCCGCACTCGATATTGCAATCAATTGCACAGGGGGATGTGGCCGAGGCCATGTCTGAGCGGTGGTTCGAATGGACGAAAATCAGCCCAAGGAGGGGCGCAAGCGAGTCCTAGTTGTTGCTCCGCACGCGGATGACGCTGAGCTGGGTCTCGGCGGATACCTGCATCGAGAAATCTCCGGTGGCCGAACGACTGCCAGAATAGTCGTCGTGGCCGAGACAGGGCCGTCTCGGAAGACCGAGCAGTTCGCAGCGGCGAAGTACCTCGACATCGAGAACGTGCATTTCCTGGCAGAGGCCAAAGACAGCGAGTTCAACCTCGCCCCCATGGGTCGGCTTGTGAAGCGCCTCGAAGATGTAATCTTCAACCACGGGCACTATGACGAGCTATTCGTTCCGCTGCCGTCGTTCCATGAAGACCATGACGTCACGCATCGAGCCTGCGTAGCGGCGCTTCGCCCGCATAAAGGCCGCCAGTTCCCATCCAGCATATTCTGTTACGAGTACCCCGCCCAGAGTTGGGGTCCGCAGGTTCCGGCCTGGGGCCGGGTCTACGCACCGCTGTCCCGAGAGTCGGTAGACGCCAAGCTCGCTGCACTCAAGCTCCATGGCTCCCAGTGGGTGTCTGACGACCAGTCCCTGTTCGGCCGGAAGGGTGTTCTGTCGCTCGCCAACATGCGCGGCGCTGAATGCCTGACCGACTTTGCCGAGCTTTTCTATGTGCTGCGAGGCGTGAAATGAAAATCCTGTTCGATCCGATCTTTTCAGCCCAGCCGAACAAGTGCTCGTCGTCGGCCAAGTACAAGCGTATCGCGGAGCGTCTTCTGGCCGAGAAGCCGGACACGTTCATCTACTGGTTGATCCCGGATTGGATCGACGAAGCGGCGACTGCCTGGCTCCCTGATAGTCCGCGAATTCATTACGTCAAGCAGGCGAAGTGGCGAGACCGGGTGCGCGAGTATCAGATCCTGTACCGGGAGCTGGAAGACGCGATCTGCTTCAACGGATCGCTGTGGGATTTTGACGTCATCATCACGATGCGGACCCAGCAGGTCGCAAGCATGCGCGTCCTGATGATGTCGACCCGCAACCGGAAGAACGACTGGACCAAGAAGCTCATCCTGCTGGAGGAGATGGCCGTCTTTTCGTGGCGTAAGACGGTGCCAGTCTCCTACCCGGCCAGTCAGGATATGTTGTCCGTCCTCGGCTACCTGTACGCCGACCGCTCGCTGATCACGATCAAGCACGTCCGTGACGGCATCATGCGGACGGCACGTTCCGAGCTGCCACCGTCCAAGGCGAAGGAGATCGACAAGCGACTGACCCTGGTCAGCCCCGCCCTGATCGAAGGCTACAACACGAAGCCGGAAGAGGATTGGTTCAAGCGTGGCGTCGAGCCGTTCTGCCTGGGCTTCGTCGGCCGAATGTCCAACTCGATGACCAGGCTGCCGGAAATCTATGACGTCATGGAGAAGCACTGGATCACCAAGGGCGACCTGGGCTTCAAGGTCATCATCTCGACCGTGTCGACGGCGACCAAACTGCCTCCGCCGGAGTTCGTTGTCATGGAGAACAACCCGCGCGATGTGTTCTGGGCACGGGTCAAGAAGGACATGCACCTGATCATCTCGATGTCCATCGACGCCGAGTTCAGCATGTCCCTGATCGAGCCGCTGATCCTGGGCACGCCTCTGGTCGTCGCCCGCGAGCCGTGGACGGAGGCCCTGCTGGGTGTCGATTATCCGTTCTTCATTAACGGCGCGCTCCAGGCATACGCCATGATCAAGGAGTTCCACGACAACTATGCGGTGATGTACGGCCAGTTCGTCGAATGGCGCGAGACGATCTTCAAGCCCCGCTTCCTGCCGGGCGGCGCCTACCAGAACAACATGTATGACGTCGTGTCCGACGATCTGAAGACCTGGGAGGACGACACGTCTGCCCGTATCCGTGACGCCGCCAGCGAGGCCAAGGCCAACAATGAGATCGTCGGATACCTGGTCAAGGAGGCTGACAAGCACGGTGGCGAGTTGCATCTGTTCGCAGCGGTGGCGAGCCTGATCGAACAGAAGCTGGTCGGCCCCGACATGCGAGTCCATCTGGCCGAGGATGCTCGCAACGTCGGTGGTCGGTTCATGCCGTTCATGGCCGACTGGAACAATTACCGCCTGCTGCTCAAGGCGTTCCACGGCTTCGAGGATGCCAGCATCGAGCGCGGCCATCTCCGTCGAAAGGCTGTGTCATGACCCGTCTCACGATAATCACCGACAAGATGGAAGGCATGTCCATCGACCACATAGCCAATGCGCTGGCCGCAGCGGCGATGGAGCTAGGCGCGGACGTGAAGATCGTTCGGGCCGGCAAAGTCCACGGGGAGGAGGTCGCCGGCGCGCATGTCATCAGCCTGCTGCCGACCGAACTGTTTCGTTACGTCGCGGGGTTCCGGTTCGCCAGGCCCGCGACGTTCACGACTGTCATCGCCTCGAACTGGGAGGAGCGGGAGCTACCGGACCAGCTCAAGTTGCTGGCGTATCACATGGCTCCGACCTGGAGCGGCGTCCCAGTGCAATTGGTTGCACACTCGAAGCACACGACGGACCTGGTTCAGAAGCTCCTCCGCTCGATGATGTCACCGTCCTTCGCACGCGCGGTGTCTGCCCAGCTTGAGACGGTCATGTACGGCATCGAGTCGGGCTTCGAACCGGGCACGAACGATCCCGATAGCCTGGTGGTGCCGTACAACCGCATCAACCAGACGCAGAAGCGGTGTGGCCTACAGGCTACAATCACGCACGAGTACAATCTGATGTCGCTGTCGCGCGGCCGTAATGTGACGAGCACGTTCTACCGAGGGGCCGCTGACTACGCGATGTCCGACGTACCGGCCGAGATGGTCGGCGTGCATGAGTTCCAGCAGGAGCCGGCCAGCCGCGAAGTCTTCAAGGTGAATGCCCGCACGCACGGTATGTTCGTGTGCACGTCGCTGTTCGAGAGCTTCGGAATTTACTATCTGGAGCTGCTGGCCAGCGGCGTCGTGGGTGTCTTCGCGGACGCCCCGTGGCACAAGTCGCTGCTTCCTGGCTATCGCTACACGGCAAAGTCGCAGCATCTGTCAGCCATGATGATGCACGTCCGGGAAAACTACGACGAGGCACGGCGATATTTGCTCGACGAGGTCCGTCCGGCTATCATCGAGAAGTATTCGATCAGCCGGTTCAACGCCGAGCTGCTTGCTCACGCCCAAGGAGGGGTATCATGGGTAGCCTAGACAAGACTGAGAGCATTCGGCGCGAGAACGTGTCCATCGACCTGCTCGTCGTCAATTCGATGAACCCGAACAAGATGAAGGCGCGCGAGTTCGATCTGCTCGTCGACAATATCCAGCGCACCGGGTTGACCGACCCGATCCTTGTCCGCCCCATCGAAGACGGCAAGTATCGCATCGTTGGAGGCCATCATCGGTTCGATGCCGCGAAGTATCTTGACTTCAAGGAGGTGCCTTGCACGATCATCACGGATGTTGAGTTCGACGACGACGCGGAGAAGTTCCAGCTCGTTCGTATGAACGCCATCCACGGCAAGCTCGACCCGGAAGCGTTCTTCAAGCTCTACAACTCGATGGCCGGCAAGTACCAGGACGACGTCTTGCAGGAGAGCTTCGGCTTCGCGGACGACAAGGAGTTCCAACGCCTGATCGCCCAGATGTCCAAGGACATGCCGGACGACATGAAGAAGAAGTTCAAGGCAGCGGCGAAGGAAGTGAAGACCATCGACGGCCTCGCCAAGCTGATGAACGAGCTGTACACGAAGTACGGCGATACACTCCCGTATGGCTTCATGGTCATCGATTTTGGCGGCAAGGAGTCGATCTGGCTCCAGGTGACCAAGCCGACCATGAAGGCCGCCCACGCTTTCGGCGAGGTCTGCCGGGCCAACAAGCGCAGCATGGACGACATGATGGGCGCGCTTATGCAATCAATTGCACTGCCGGAAGCGGCGGAGTTGCTGGCCTCGCTGCTCGCCATGACCCCGGAGATGGTAATTCCGGATAACGTGGGTGACCCGACCAAGAACAACATTCACGAAGCCAACCAGTTCTAGAACAGGGTAGTCAGCAGCCTTCACGACTGCATGACCATCAACTACCCACGGACTTGAAGCCCAAGGAGGGGCGGGATGGCTAAGAAGAAGCCGGCAATGTGGACGACCTTGGTACCGGTAGAGACGGTAGAGGAAATCCATCGTCAGTTGTTTGCCGGTATCGGCCCAGGAGAATTGGCCACGAAAGTCCAGTCCATGAGCCCGCCCATGTTCGCGGACAGGACTGCCCACACCGTTACCCAGTGGTTCAACGACTACAGGAAAAAATCGGTCCTGCACGAGCAGACCAAGGCGCTGCTGGAAGCGGCGAAGTTCCGGGGCACATCGGCGCTCCGCAAGCGCGTCGATGTCGTGGGCGAGATGGAAGAACTGGTCGCCATCAATCGCGCCAGGCTGGCCAAAGGCCTGAACACAGAGGCGGGATCTCCGATCCCCCTGGATGCGGTGTCCAAGCTGGCCCTGGCGCTGGGCGTCACGCTGGAGCGTCTGGCGCACTTGTATCTGGAGACAGGGCTCATCCATCGGGTGCCCAAGCAGGTGAACGCCACGCTGACCACGCTCATGGGCGGACGCCCGGTCTTCGAGTTCACTGAGGAGGAGTCGCGTCGCTTCTCCGAAGCCAGGATGCTGGAGCACGTCGCCGAGGTCATCGACATCGAGGAAGGTAACGATGTCGGCATTTAAGGCGGCGCGTGCCCTGATCGCCAAGGTGCCGATTAGCGGTGAAATCGTGCTGTCCCACGCTACGGCGACGAAGAACGAAGCGGGCGTCATCTCCTCAATCATGACGCCACGCCAGACGTATGACTATGTCATGCGAGCCGCGACCCATTTTCAGGCGCTCGCGAAGGAGCCGTCCGACAAGTACATCGTGTTCCCGGTCGACATCCAGACGTTCATCGAGAGCGAGAAGTTCCTGAACCGGCGGGACATTATCTATCCGAAGATCGTCACCGAGCTGATGGAGCTGAACTCGGGCCGGTACACGGAAGCGGTGTTCACCGGAGCCATCGGCACAGGCAAGACCACGGCAGCCCTGCTGACCATGGCCTACCAGCTGTATCTGGTTTCGTGCCTCAAGAACCCGCACGCGACGTTCACACCGCCGCTCGATCCGGCGTCGGAAATCCTGTTCGTGTTCCAGTCGCTGAACGCCCGAGTGGCCAAGCAGAACGACTACACGCGTTTTAGATCGATGATCGCCAACTCGCTGTACTTTGCGGAGCACTTCCCGTTCGACCAGGGCCTGGAGTCGGAGATGATTTTCCCGAACCGGATAGTCGTCCGCCCGCTCTCGGGTGGCGTGAATGCCGCCATCGGATCGAACGTCTACTCGGCCCTGATTGACGAGATTAACTTCATGCAGCGTGTAGAAAACTCCAAGCACGCAACGGACGGTGGCGTCTTCGACCAGGCGATGGAGATGTACAACGGCCTGTCTCGTCGTCGCGAGTCCCGCTTCATGTCCAACTACGGGAAGATGGACGGTATGGTGTGCCTGGTATCGTCCAAGCGATACCCAGGTGAGTTCACGGAGCGCAAGGCCAAGGAGGCCGCTCGGCAGATCGAGAAGACAGGGCGCACCGGAATTTTCATCTATGACCGGCGCGTGTGGGAGGTAAAGCCGGATGGCTCGTTCCGCCCTGAGCGCTTCAACCTGTTCCTCGGAGACCTGTCGCGCAAGCCGCACATCATGGCAGAGGACGAGGTCGTCGATGCGCGAGACCAGCACCTCGTATTAGCGGTGCCCATGGAGTTCAGGCATCAGTTCGAGAACGACATGCTGTCGGCCATTCGTGACGTAGCCGGGTCGTCTACCTTCGCCATGAACCCGTATATCATCAACCCGGAGAAGATTGCGGAGGGCTTCGGGACGTACCAGTCGATCCTATCGATCTCCGAGACCGACTTCGTGACGTCACGCCCGTCGATCTATCCGAACCGTATCCTCAAGCCCAACGAGCCGCGCTACGCGCACGTTGACTTGTCGGTGTCCGGTGACAGCTCGGGAGTGGCCATAGGCTACGTGGATGGCTTCACGTCGGTGCCTCGCGGCGACAACACGGCGGAGATGATGCCCAAGATCAACTTCGACATGATCCTGCGCGTCAAGCCTCCCCGCAATGGCGAGATCGAATTCGAAAGCATCCGAACCCTGTTCTACAAGCTCAAGGAGCTTGGCATGAACCTGAAGTGGGTCAGCTTCGATACGTACCAGTCTCGCGACAGCATGCAGTTGCTGCGGCAGAAGGGCTTCGTGACAGGCTCGGTGTCCATGGACACGGACTCGACCGCGTACGACGTCATGAAGTCTGCGTTCTACGACGGGCGCGTGAAGGCACCGGAGCACGACCTGGCCCGCGCTGAGATCGTTCGCCTTGAGCGCGATCCGTTGACTGGTCTCATCGATCATCCACCCGACTGGTCGAAGGACTGTTCGGACGCGATGGCCGGTGTAGTGTTTGGGCTGACGTATCGACGTGAACTGTGGGTCCGCCACGGAGTGTCGATGCGGGATATGCTGGTGAAGCTGGCCGACCGCGAAGCGAAGAAGGACGCGAAGTCCGAGATCGCAGCAAAAGCTGGACTTAACCGTCATGTAAGCTACGCAGATGTTGTTGGCCACGGAGGGCCGTCATGAAGTTCAAGTTCTGGTCAGATACCAACATGGTGAACTGCGCGGCCAGGATGGAGGACCAAGGTGTCCCGTTCAGATCCGACCTCCTGAAGAACGTCATCAGCGTAGACGATTATGACGAAGCGGCGGGTGATATTGCCCGTGAAGAAGGCGGCGAGGAGTTGCGACATGGACAATAAGCATGAAGCCGCCATCATAGAGCGCATGGTCCCGGCCATGTGCCAGCTAACGGCCATCAACGGCCTGGCGTCGGAGAACGTCCACGTTGACATGCAGACGGTCATGGCCCCTCTGGCTCTGTCTGTTCGCGCTTCGATGAAGGGCTGTACGCCCATCGAGATGGAAGTGCTGCTGGTGAAGGCCCAGCGCGTGGCCAAGCTGCTGCTCAACGGAGAGCCCGGCAGTTACCGCCAGATGCTTCTCGCCTCCTGTATGTTCGTGATGAAGCTGGTGGACGAGGGGGCGGGCCTCGATCCCAGGTCACAGCCCGTGCTGATCGGCCTGTCCATGATCGAGGACGCCAAACACGACGAGGACAATTCGTGGGGCTACGACAGGAAGAAGCTGAGTGAAGCAGGCTCTCGCATGCTGACGCGAGCGCGCCTTCTCGGGTTCTTTATGAACAAATCCCTTTACATACAGTAGGGCCTAGCTAAGGTCCGCATCGGAACCAAGGAGGGTTTTTCCGATGCGGGTTTTAGATCTCAAGCGTGAACTTCGTCAGCCGCACATTCACGGCGTGAATGCTGTTGTGTCGATCCCGGCTGGTCCCGGCATGACACCGCAGCCCGTCGTGGTGGCGGTGACGAAGACTGCCATGAAGAGGGCCGTCGCCCATCTTCCTAGCAAGACGGAAATTTTCGTGACAGTCGAAGGCAATCAGCTTACGATTGGCGAAATCAAGTAGACCAAGGAGGGTCGCAGTGAGCAAATTTCATTCTTTCGGACCGTTCATCCAGCCAGGCAATCTGGCGGTGGATGACAAGATGCACCTCGGTGGCAAGGGTGCTGGTCTGGTCCGCATGTCGTCCATGGGCATCCCGGTGCCTCCCGGCTTCACGATCCCCACTCCGTTCTGTGCGGCCTTCGAGAAGGCGGCGCTCGATAAGGGCGGCTTCATCGACAGCCTGATGAAGGATGTCCACGAGCACATGCAGGAAGTAGAGGCCGCGCTGGGCTATGCCCCGCTCGTCTCGGTCCGCTCGGGCGCACCGGTCTCGATGCCGGGCATGATGGACACGATCCTCAACGTCGGCCTGACGAACGCCACCATGGACGCCTGGAAGGCACGGATTGGCGAGCGAGCGGCGCTCGACAGCTACCGCCGACTGATCCAGATGCTGGGCTGCACAGCCTACGGCGTCGACCACTCGCTGTTCGAAGCGGAGCTGGTTGCTGCTCGGACTGCCGCGAAAGTGGCCGCCGACAATCAGCTGAACCCCGTGCAACTGGTTGCACTGATCGCCAAGTACCTCACCATCTTCCACAAGCAGACCGGTTCGACGTTCCCCGACACTGTCGAGGCGCAGCTTCACGCGTCCATCGGAGCGGTGTTCGCTTCGTGGCACAACGAGCGGGCCGTGATCTATCGCAAGATGAACGGGATCGATGCCTCGATGGGCACTGCGGTGACCGTCCAGGCAATGGTGTTCGGCAACATGAATGACAACAGCGGGTCGGGCGTCCTGTTCTCCCGGAACCCGTCGACCGGCGTCAACGAGCTGTACGGTGAGTTCCTGCCGAATGCTCAGGGCGAGGACGTGGTAGCCGGCATCCGGACGCCCCTCCAGCTGATCGACATGCAGCCGCTGTGGCCGGAAGTTCTCGACCAGCTGAACGATATCGCCTGCAAGCTCGAAGGCGAGTATGCGGATATGGTCGATCTGGAGTTCACGGTGCAGGACAAGGTTCTGTATCTGCTCCAGTGCCGGCCCGGTAAGCGCGGTGCCATGGCCGCCTTCCGGATTGCGCGTGATCTGGAGCACGAGACGGTGATCGACAAGAAGACGGCGATCAGCCGCCTGTCCTCCAGGGAGTACAAACTGACCCGCCAGCCGGTGGTCGATCCCAAGTTCAAGGTTGCTCCCGTGGCGACCGGGCTGTTCGGTTCGACGGGTGTAGCGGTGGGCAAGCCGGTCTACACGGCAGCTGCTGCAATTGATTGCAAAGAACCCTGCATCCTGGTCACTCACGAGACCGACCCGGATGATGTCGGCGGAATGTACGCCGCCAAGGGTGTTCTGACCGCCACCGGTGGCCAGACCTCCCACGCTGCGGTGGTAGCGCGCGGAATGAACAAGCCCTGCGTGGTCGGCTGCATCGGGATCGTCGAGCTGATCAAGAAGTCTCAGGCGAAGATGGTGACCATCGACGGCGCGACGGGCCAGGTATGGCTCGACGTGGTTGTACCGGTTGTGGATAATTCGGCGGATGAAGCGGTGGCTGAAATCGTCAGCTGGATCGTCAAGTCCGACGTTAGCCCGGTCTGCAAAATACCTTCGAGCGGTCCGGCCATTGTGCAGGTCGCTGACTGGAAGATGGAGCAGCTCAACATAATGGCCCTTATGTCGCACCCGGACCCTTCGCAGCTCACCTTGGATTTCAGGGCGGCGACACAAATCAGTTGCGAGGAAGACGAACCTCTGGCAAGCCTCTACGGAGACGTTGCGCCAATCGGTACACCTGATTTAAGGTGGCTGCTAAAGGCTATTGAGGGCCTGGGAAGTGCAATGTCTGGTCTCACCGTTATTGGCGCTCCGAGTTCCGAGAAGATGAAAAAGGCTGGCGTGATATTCCTGGCTCGTCCGGTATCGACTCTGGTCGATATGCTGGACGGGGGTGACATGGCTGTCAGCCCTGCCTTCTCGGCGGTGCTGGAGATGGCCGTGTATGACAAGATCGCTGGCCTGCTCAAGGACGCGGGCAAGGAGATCAAAGCGACGGTGCCCGTCTATGGGTTGCCCGCTGAGTATCAGGTTTTCAAGGCATTGAGTTAGGAGCTTCAGATGGGTTTGGTTCTCACCATTCGACAGGGCGAAGACTTCTTCGTCGACAACGATCAGTTCTTTTTGGAGAAGATCATATCGGAAGACGAAGTCCGCATCTTCCGCCCCAAGGATGGGAAGAAGATCACGGCGTCGACCAAAGACATGACCGATATTCAAGACGACGTGAGCGTCCAAGTCGCGGATCGCATCACGAGCAAGGCAGCCCGTCTGGTTATCGAGGCACCACGGACGAAGCTGATACTGACTGGTGTTAAATTTCGTACACCGCGAACATAGGGAGACATCGCGGCTAACCCTGAAAGACTGGGACTGATACATGGCTAGGACATACACGGTATCACCCGCAGTTTTGGAAAGGGCTGTGGAGCTGGGGCTTTATGGGGAGACTGCTGAAGCCCGCATCTTGGAGATGGCGCGGCGATCAGCCAGGTTCACTCACCCCGATGCCAATCGGCGCTTCAGGCAATACATCATGTTCCTGGAAGCCGATGGTATGGTGACCATGCTGGACATTATGTCCGGGGAGGAAGCCGACTATTACGACAACCGTTCGTACGCCGAACGCAAAGCCGAGGATGATCCCGGCGAGGCCGAGGTGATCAAGAAGAAGAGATAGCCATTTGCAACAAGCCTGGCCTCAAGCCACAGTAGCTGCCTAACCAAGGAGGGTTTTGTGAACAAACACTATGTACCATCGCGTCCCCAGCCTGTCGGCTTCATGCCGATCCCGGTCGGCCATGGGCGAATGTTCGCCATCGAAGGTGGACCGTTCATCGCGTTCGACCGCAACACGGCGAAGGACGCGTTCGCCTTGTGCCTCGAAGCCCGGTCAGGAAACGTGGCGACGGCCAGCGTGGCGCTCGATGTGCCGGACTTCAGCACGCCCGATCCCAAGGGCCTCGACAGCGCGCTCTCCAAGATGGTCGACGCGCTCTACAAGGGCCGCCCGGCGTACATCGGCTGCATGGCAGGGCAGGGCCGAACAGGCCTTGCGATGGCCTGCCTCGCCCGCGAGTTCGGCGTCATCGAGCCGATCAAGCACGTCCGCCGTTACTACACGTCCCATGCGGTGGAGACGTCCAATCAGGCAGCCTTCGTCAAGGACACCCCGCTGCCCAAGACCAGGTGGCGCATCCGGATCAACCGTCTCCGCGCTTCTTTGCCCTGGCTCTGGATTTCTTAATTGACACTGGTTGGCTCCTAGCCACAGTCGAAGACTGAAACGAGACCAAGGAGGGTCCCATGCAACTCGCCCCGACCGACACGCTGGCCTATTTCAAAACGAGAGCGCTGACGGCAGCGCGCTCGATGACCGGCGTGCCGTGTGCCACCGTAGCCCAGAAGATTAAATGGGCGACGGACAGTATGGGAGGAGTCCATCCCGAGACCGAGGCGCTGTGGTTCTACATGATGAACCACGGCATGTCGGAGATTAGCAAGAATTACGCTGATCTGGAGCCGCTGCCCGACGACGTGCTCAAGTTCGTCAAACACTACTATGACGAGGGGGCGAAGAAGGCCCTGCGAGCGATGTCGTACCTGATGCTGATCTGCGTGCGCGAGGCTCGCCATCTGAAGAACAAGACGGAGATGAAGTCCGCCATCGTGGCGTCATCGTCCTTGGAGATGTGGCAGTATTTGGGCCTCGTCCCGGACGACGCCATGATGGCCCAGGAGATGTTCGCCAGCAGCCCTCCCAAGTGCGATGTGGCGACCTTCTGCAAGGGGCTGGCCTTCCAGTTCTACAACGGTTCGTATAGCAACAGCTACGGCGGCGCGAAGTGGGGTGTAGTCGCAGACTGCCTCAAGAAGTTCGTGACCGGCGAGGTGACTGCCGAGATTATGCTCGATACGATCTGGACTCTATGCCATAACGGAGGCCCTATATTCAACAAGGGCGTTTTGTATCAGCACCACGATAAGGCTGCCCTGACGCGCATTCTCGACGTCCAGCGCGGTGGTCAGATACCGCAGATGATCGCCACGTACGACAAGGTCGAGCATTACCTGTTGCCCGACATGATCGTACGGAACAACTGGCTGCGGTCGAGGTTCCCGGCGACGACAACGGGTGATCTCGATTGGGAAATCATTCAGAAACTCGGCGCGGTCGGCGATTATAAGGCCGAGATCCATAACGCCAAGATGATGACGCCTGAGTACAAGGCGCAGCTGGCTGCGGAGAAGGTTGCTGCTCAGGCCGCTGCGATCAAGCATGCGGCGGACCAGGCGAAGAAATTCGCCAACATGTATCAAGTCACCACGGACGTATGGGTGGACAAGTTCCAGCCAGAGCGGGAGGCAGTGTGAGCAAGTTTGAAATTCGGTACATGAACATGGCCGGGAAGGACTGGAGTCACTCGATGGTCAACGACAACAAGAAGGAGGCCAGTCCGCTTACCGCTGAGGAGTACGACGCGCTCAAGTCGAACGTGTCGGCCCGTCGTGATCGCTCATATACCCAGCCGAACCTCCCCGCTATCACCAGCTCGCACAAAGATGACGGCATAGGCCAGTATGAGCCCTGGGACGATGATTTGATCGACACGGCCACTACCCCCCACGCAGGGGAGCCAAAGGCCAAGACCGAGGGAATTTCAGCCCCTTACGTCCGTTGTTACGAAAGCCACACACCACTTCAACTCGGTGACGGTATGGTGGTGTACGGCGGCTCCTGCCACAGCCCGGTCGTCACGGATGCCAACATTTACGTGGCGCTCGACGGTGGCTTCAAGAATACGACCCGCCACTGGCCGTGGACGGAGTCTCCCGCCCTGGAGATCAGGTTCCCGATTGACGACATGCAGATACCGAAGTCGAAGAAGGACTTCGTGCAATTGATTGCATGGCTGGCCGAGGGGATTAAGGCCGGGAAGAAAGTCCATGTCGGCTGCATCGGAGGCCATGGCCGGACCGGTATGGTCCTCACAGCCCTGCTAGCGGCGTTCAATCCGGAAATGAAGGATGTGATCCAGCAAGCTCGGGCTGGCTACTGCACCAAGATCGTCGAGTCTGACAAGCAGGTGAAGTTCCTGATGGAAGTCACCGGCTGTGATACGGCAGCCGCCGCCAAGTCATCGGACTCGACGTACGCAAGCTGGAGCAAATCCGGCGCGGGCAAGCAAGGTTCGCTGTGGAGTGCCGGTGGTAAGTATCAGGGTGGCAGCACGAGCATAGGCTCGAAGGTTGCCTTCGCGGTGAACAGCGACACCTGCGTGTGGGGAAATAACGCAATAAGCAAGAAATAACTCTTGCTTATGCTCGTCTAATAGCTAGGGTTCGGCGGAGACCAAGGAGGGTCCTGATGGCAATCATCATAAATTCAATCAACGGTTACGCGCTACTTGAGAAAGCGGTGGCCGGACTCTCTACGAGTTCGTGCGTCGCAGACCTGAAGGCCGCGTCGGTGTCGATCCATATTACGCCGACGAAGGTCGTGTTCAGGCAGGGGCCGGAGACCTTGTCGGCCTTCATGTGCAAGTCGAGCGATCTTGAAAAGATCAGCAAGGGCGGCCCGATGTCACCCGGAGTGGCCGCTTCGTTCAAGAACGCTCTGAACCATGCCTGGAGCGCCTTGCAACACGAAAATAGCGGCGCTGAACCGCTCACGCCGACCGGCACTGTGCAGGCCGGTCCGGCGCACAGTGTGAAGTCTCACGAGATTAAGACCGTGATCGACATGCTGCTCCAAAGTTCCCCGAAGAATACGGCGTCGACCGACACTGTGCAGGTCGGTCCGGGACATACAGCTCCGCTGTCGGTTGGACTGTTCCCGGTCGCTCAGATGCAGACGGCTCCGCTGGTTCCCCTGGAGACTGCCGACAGGCTGTATCAGCCGGTCAATGGCAGCAGCGGTGGCAGCCGCTATTTCGTGGTCGCCCTGCGTAGCGATCTGAAGGTCGCTGCCCGCTATCGTGGCGACAAGCTGTCCATCCGGGTCGAGGGCAAAGCGCTCAAGGTGTTCTCCAAGGCTCTGGATGTCGCGGGCTTTGCCAGCAGCAACGGACCGTATCGGTCGCTCCATCTTGGGCCGCTCGGCGGACCGGTGATGGCAGGGCGCACTCTAGGCTCCGTCCTCTGCGGGATGAATATCGACTTCGTGTCGACTACTCCGCAGATCGGGGTGATCGCCAACAAGGGTAACTGATCGTGGTCAAGGCAATCAAGGACATGGAAGTTGGCGAGGCGATGGTAGGCAAGCCGCTGATGGTCAACATGAGTAGCGAGCCTGTCGTCCTGACCCTCATCGAGAAACGCGCTGAGGGCGAGGCTAAATTCAAGGCCACGTACATGGGCATCGACATCGGTGACTTCGTCAGTGAGCCCAAGGGCAAGAAGACGTTGTGGCGGCGAACGACCAAGCCCAGAAAGGCGGTGGCGTCATGAGCCATACATCTGAGTTCTACCCGTTGGCCGACGCGCTAGCGATGCGGTTCAAGGTTGACCTGGAGGTCTTCCAGCTCGAAGGATCAGGCGATGTCACTGTCGACATCGGCCAGTTCAGCATCAAGCTGTCCCTCACCACGATCAGCTCAGTCATCGACAATGATGGTTCTGTCGCCATGCTGATCGAAACAAAATCTGGCAACCTTGGGTTGTTCGTGGTATATCGACCGTCCACCAAGAGGATCGAAGTGTCGCCCGTCGACCTTTCGATCTTGCCCAAGGAGGGGCAGGTCTTCTTCGAAGATTTAACCGTCATCTCGGTGGCTGTCGCCCGCGAACTGTCTCTGTCCATGATGCGAGCCTATCGGACGTTCGTCATGGACTACAAACAAGGATGGTCTGAAGTATGTCACGAACACTCGTCTTCTGGTACGCCCAGCACGGAACCGCCCACGCCCTGATCACGAAGGCGCTACAGGCGTACGAGACCAAGCCCGCGTACCGCTTGCACACATATAGCGGTGCCTTGTACGTCCCGGCCCCTGACGAAGTCGTCCTGGCCATGGGCAAAGACCTGCTCGACACGCTGGCCGCCGCCGGCATCACGCCAAAGAAGCGCACCGTAGACAGCGTGCGCGGCAAGGCGTTCAAGGCCTCCAGCGGCGGCGAGTATCTGGTGACGTACAGCCCCGCGATGACGGCCATCGACTCCGCCAAGACGGATGAGATTGCCTGGGACATTCGCCTCGCGGAGCGGTTGGTTCGCACCGGGCAACTCAAGCCTGAGACAGGCACGTATCGCTGGGTGCAAGACTTCAGCGAGCTGGTCAGTGCAATTGAATGCACGTACGCGAAGACCGGCAAGCCCGTCACGGTGGGTGGTGACACGGAGACGCTCGGGCTTCAACCGTATGATGGAGCGCCGCTGGTAGCGGTGGGCTTCACGGATCGAGCCAGGTTCGCGGACTGCCTGCACCTGCACGACATCCAGACCGAGGCGCAGGCGATCAAGGTGATCGAGACCTTGCAGTTCCTGCTGACGTCCCCGAAGGTCAAGATGGTCGGGGCCAACTTCAAGTTCGACATGATGTGGTTCGGTGTGCGGCTCCAGGTCGAATGCACGAACTTCGCCTTCGACACCCTGTTGGCCGGCAGCCTGCTGGACGAGAACCGCAGCAACAGCCTGAACAACCACGCCAAGATTTACACGACCATGGGCGGATACGACGACGCCTTCAATGACAAGTACGACAAGTCGCGGATGGACCTGGTGCCAAAGGCGGACATGCTCGAATATCTGGGCGGTGACGTAGACGCAGTCTTCCGGTCCGCAACCAAGATCAGGGAGGAACTGCTTGCCGTACCGGCGCTCGCCAATTTCTACATCAACCTGCTGCATCCAGCGGCGCTCACCTTCGGCCGCATGGAGCGGCGCGGCATCCTCGGGAGCCCGGAACGGTTCGAGGCGTTGCGCGTAGAGTTGGAAGGGCAGGACGGCAAGGGCGGCGCTCTCGGGGCGCTGGACGAGAAGGCCATCAGCCTGCTGCCTGCTCGTATCCGGATGAAGTATGCCGACGATCTGTCGATGAACCGGGGAGCCTTGTTGAAGGATTACTTCTTCAGCCCTCTAGGGCTCAATCTAAAGCCCCTGGTGGTGACACCAAAGACTGGTGAACCCTCGACATCAAAGACTCATCTTTCCATGTTCTACGACCGTCCCGAGGCCAAAATGATGGTCGAGACCATGGCGGCTCGCGGCAGCGCGTCGAAGGTGCTCACGACGTACGTCAAGGGCTTCCTGAAGCACCTGCGGTCCGATGGATATTTCCATCCGTCGTACATGCTGTTCGCCGGCAAACTGTTCGACAACGACAACGACGATAGCGGCACGAACACCGGTCGGACGTCGGCCAAAGACCCGGCGATCCAGACCGTGCCCAAGCGGGGAGAGTGGGCCAAGAAGTTGCGGCAATGCTTCCCGGCCCCTCCCGGCATGGCCTACTGGTCAACAGACTGCATGCAGGGTGAATTGAAAATTGCAGCCTGTCTGTCGAACGAAGAGAACATGCTAGCGGCGTATCTCGCCGGTCTCGATCTCCACGCTGTCACCGGCGCATCGATGATGGACATGGAGTACGAGGAGTTCATGCTTCTGTCGGATGACGTGAACAACAAGGAGCAGATGGGCATCTTCGAACTGGGTCGGTACAGGGCCAAGGCCGCCAACTTCGGTCTGCTGTACGAGATGCAAGCGGCGGGCTTTGTCCGGTACGCGTGGGCGACGTTCAAGATGATCCTGACCCTCGACCAGGCCCAGGACATCATCGACAAGTTCTTCACCAAGTATCCTGGATTGCTCGACTGGCATGCGGCGTACAAGAGCATGGCCAAGCGGGACGGTTACATCTGCAATCCGTTTGGCCGGGTCCGTCATCTGCCGCTGATCCATAGCTCGGAGTGGCACGTCGCCGGCAAGGCCCAGCGTCAGGCGATCAACGCCCCGGTGCAGTCGTCCCTGTCCGAGATCACTTGCTGGGCGCTGACCAATATCGACAAGTACGTCGGACAGGCCCAGGCGGTAGCTATGATCCATGACGCCGGACTGGGCTACGCCCCGGAAGATCAGATCGAGGAAGTCGGCCGGAGGATCGTCGAGGTCGCCAGCACCCTGCCGATCAAGGAGACGTTCGGCTGGGACCATCAACTCCAGTTCACGTTCGATCTGGAGATCGGCCCGGACATGGGCAGCATGACGAAGGTCAAGATCGCCGCCTGAAGCTGCTACGTTGTCGCCCTTGGGTCGTAGCCTACCATTACCCAGGGGCCAAAGTAGGCGAAGCCAAAATCTCTTGTGCAATCAATTGCATTTTCTTTGACTTGGTCTGTTGGGGAGCTACGAAGAAGGTGCCCCAACGGGCCGACCAAGGAGGGCTCAAATGACAAACCAAATTCACTGGAGCAAGAAGACGCTGGTAGCCGAGAAGAAGTCGGCCTGGCACGATCACTCGTTCTTCGAAGTGCCGTTCACCGGAGAGTATGACTGGGCGAAGATTTCGAACGCCCTGTTCAGCCGCTTGACGAACAACTTCGTCAGCCGCTTCGGAGGCCAGACGGCCCTGGGTGAGGTCAGCCTGCTTCGACAATCCCCGACTTTCAGAAATGCTGCGCCTGGCTTAATCTCTGGCGCTTCTATCGGGCTGGTTCTATAAAGCAACCAGCCCGGCTGGGGTAGGTCCAACTGGGGGCGATCATCGTCTAGCTTCGGCGTATGGCCGCAAATAAAATCACGAAGACTCCTGTCTCCAAGGCGGAAGCCACCGTTTCGCTGATTGCGGCGGCGCTCCCTCCCGCAATGGCGTCGAACGCCTTGCAGGTCGAGGATGAGTTCAACCCGTTCTACATGACCGGCACGAACGCTACGACCGGCCAAATCCTGCGCCCGCCCTACGATCCCCGCGTTCTGGAGCGCCTGACCCAGGAGAACAACACGCTCGGCAGCTGCGTCGAAGCCATGGTCGTCAACGTAGACGGCACCGGCCACGTCATCGAGCTAGCGGTGAAGGACCCGGATGCCGATCCGGAAGAGGAAGACGACGAGGTCAAGAACAAGCTGGAGGCGTTCTTCAAGGAGCCGTTCCCCGGTGTGTCGTTCATGTCCATGCGCCGCGATCTGCGTCGGGATCTGGAGCGTGTTGGCTACGGTGCCCTGGAGGTGATGCGGAATTCGAACGGGAAGATCGTCTTCCTTCGCAATGTGCCGGGCCGCACGATCCGCGTCGTCAAGCTGGATGCCCCGGTGTCGGTCAAGAAGACCGTGACCCGCGACGGCGTCGAAGTCTCGTACGACGTCATGATGCGCGAGCGGCGCTTCGTTCAGATGATGTCCGGCCAGATGCTGTTCTTCAAGGAGTTTGGAGCCACCCGAGACCTCCACAAGAGCGACGGCCTGTGGGCCTCACCCGGCCACCCGGTCACAGCGAAAAACCGGGCCACGGAGCTTATTTTCTTCCAGGTCGGTCAGGACCCGAACAGCCCGTATGGCGTGCCGCGCTGGGAAGGTCAGATCCCGTCCGTGGTCGGTTCGCGGTCCGCCGAAGAGATGAACCTGACGTTCCTTGAGTCCGGCGGTCTGCCGCCTGCACTGATCATCGTTCAGGGCGGCACGATGGCCGGTGAGGCTCGCCAGGCTCTGGAGCGCCAGTTTGCTCCCGGCCATAAGGTACGAGCGGCGATCCTGGAAGTCCCGTCCTCGGAAGGCACCATCGACAAGGCCGGTACGGTCAAGGTGTCGGTCGAGCGCTTCGGTGCCGAACGCGCCAACGACTCGATGTTCGAAAAGTACGACGACAAGTGCTTCGAGCGCGTGCTGCGGGCGTTCCGCATCCCGTCCATGTTCCTCGGCAAGACGTCCGATTACAACTTCGCCACGGCGCAGACGTCGTATCTCGTCGCCGAAGCCCAGGTGTTCGGCCCGGAGCGGGCGCATTTCGACGAGATCATCACCCGCAAGCTGCTCCCGGCTCTCGGCGGGGCCGACTACGTCTTCAAGTCCAAACCGATCCAGATCAAGGACGTCACCCAGCAGATCGAAGGTCTGAAGCTGGCCGCGATGATGGCGGGTGCAGACCCGGAGAGCCTGATCGAGCAGGTCAATGAGATTGCGAAGGTCGATGTTGAGTTCTCGCAGGACGAGATCGACAAGGGAGACGCGCTGGCCCAGCAGCAGGCTGATGCCCAGTTGCAGGCCACGCTCATGGGTGCGCAGGCCAAGCTCGGCCCTGACGGCAAGCCCGTAGCAGGCCCGCCAGCCCCGTTTGGAGCCAAGCCCGGCGGTGCTGGGTTTGGTCAGAAGCCCGGTCAGGAGCCCGTAGCGAAGCCAGGAGCTGCTAAGGGTCAGGATGGCAAGCCCGCGATGCCCGGCAAGGCCAAGCTGACCGTCGTGAAGAATGAAGTCGTGCAATCAGTTGCACAGGATTTGGCCGACCGCGCGATGGTCGCTATGCGTCTGGCCAAGCTCGAAGACCTGGCTGACGTCATGGGCCAGGCCGACCAGCTCAGTATCGAGGAACAGACCGCATTCCGCCGGGCCGTGGCGGTGCGTCAGTTCCTGTCCGTATCCGCAGACCCGGAAGGTCTTGGAGAACTTGCCGGCTGTACTGCCGAATTGATGAGAGGCTAAGACCATGTCGTTTTTTACACGCCTGAAGCACGTAGCGGCGCATGTCACGTTCGCCAAGCAGGACCGGCTGATGGCGAAGGCTCAGAAATTTAAGAACAAGGGCTTCTCGCGTGAGAAGGCTGGAGTAGAGTTCTCGGGCGGCCTAACCGACGCCGAGCTGGACTCTGTGTACAAGTAGGTTGGCGCAGAACGCCACAGACAGGAGCAAGCCCATGAGCAATTTCACTCGCCTGCCCCGCGTCCAGAAGGCCGAGCAGCCTCGCGTAATGATCCGTAAGGGTCTGTACGAAGTGAGCCGCATCGCCAGTCTGACCCAGGAGCTGTCGTACCTGCGCGGCTGTTGCGGCGACAGCGACCCGGAGCTGTACAACCAGGTGGCCAATCTGTGCGACTTGCTGACCGACATGGTCGCAGAAGCCAAGGAGAACCTGGTCATGGGCGATATTCCGAGCGGGGCGTACGTGGCGGACACCGTCCCGGCCCCGCGCCCGTACTAGCCGTGTCGTTCTATACACGCCAGGCCCAGGTAGCTGCCGCCGTTCATCGCGTGAAGGACGGTAAGTTCGCGTCGCCCGCTACGGGGCACGCGTTTGGTAGCGGCGGGAGCCACCACAAGAACATGACGCTCGCCGGTCGTGTAGTCGACGGCAAGCCAGAGACGATCCCGCCAATTGAAGACGGCCTGATCGACAGTCGGGTCGACGCGAGCATCGAACAGAGCTAGAAGTAGTCATGGCCAAGGAGGGCTTGATGTACAAGAAATTGAAAATCCTCGTCATGTCGCTGCTCATGCTGTTCGCGTTCAGCATCACGCCGATTGCGGCGCAGCCCGCCCAGCCCAAGCCGTGCGCGGTCCCGATTGGCGCTGAGATCAAGAAGCTCCAGAGCAAGTTCGGAGACCTGATGGTCCTCATGTTCTCGGAGCATGAGGCCGTGTTCATGGTAGCGGCGTACAACGCCATGGACCCCAAGAGCACGTTCGAGGCCGACCAGGTGTTCATCATCACGGCACCCAGCCAGCCGGTCACCATTATCGCCTTGGCCAATGAAGGCTGTGTGGTCGATAGCAGCTCCGGTCCAGACCATTACGTTCGGGCGTTCATCAGTCTTGCCCGCCGCCGCGCTGGTCGCGAGACCTGAAATGTTCGTCACGCTGCAAGCCAAGATCATCGCGGGCCTGGTGGCCTTCGTGCTCGTCATGGGCCTCGCGGGCGGAGCCTATTTTTACGTCTATCACAAGGGTCAGACCGATGAGCGCAATAGCAATGCCGGGAGTGTTCTCCAGGAGTCGGAGTCGAGCCGCAAGCTTCGCGAAAGCAATGACGTTATCACTCGCAATCTTGATGACGAGCGTGCTCTTGTCTGCCTGCGCAACCCCGCAGGTTGTTCAAAATAACGGCTGCCAATGGGCGAAGCCCTTGGTCGTGTCCGAAGAACAGGTCGAAGTGTTCGCCGCGAACCTGCGCGTCATGCGTCCGCTGATGGATCAGATCAACAGCCAGAACACAACCCGCGCCGAGAAGTGCTGAGTCATGAGTTGGTTTACCCGCATGTCGGCCAGCTTGCCACAGGCGAACCTTCCGACGTCGAGAAGATCGACAAGAAGTAGTTAGCAGCTACCGGCCAAGGAGGGCCAAGTGAACCGTCCACTGCACCAGGCGTACAACGCTATCGAGGACACGATGCAGGCCGCAGTGCGCGCCGCCGTGGACACGCGTGCCCAGAAATTGCTCGACGCCGTGCGCAAGGCCTTGGCCAGCGATGACTTCAAGGAGGCCCACGATCTCGTCAACCGGTTTACGTTGGGTCCGGCCGTAGAGGCCAGCAAGACCAAGTGGCGGCAGCTCGGTATCTCGGCCCTGTTGTTTGGAGCTTCCCGGCACAAGCCCGTAGCGGAGACCGGACCAGTCAAAGGCAAGAAGGTCCCGGCGATTGTCGACCTGGCGGTGACCCAGCTCGGCAACATGCTCAAGCACAACTGCGAGCTTCGTATTCGAGCGGCGGCCCTGTTGCTGATCGGCACGTGGGAAGACCAGCATACGAAGTTTGTCGCCCTGCACAAGCAGGACCGTGATCCAGCTACAGGAGAGTTTGTTAGTAGTGGAGCGTCTGACCAGGTCACTTCGGAGAAGTTTGCCTGGGGTTCGGGCGACCTGATCGTGACCAAGTCTGTGCAATCAATTGCAAAAGCTGATGACGACCTGACGGCCGACGAGATTGGTGCCGCACTCGCGGCGGCTGTCATGGGTAACGCCAAGATGGTGTCCGACATTGGCGGCAACCTCATCACCAGCCGGCTGGCATCGTACGGCTTTCTGGCGGAAGCGCGGGCTGACGGCGTCACGACGTACAGGATCAGCGCCGTGCTGGACGACCGGACCTGCCCAGTCTGTGAGAGCCTGGACGGTACGGAGTTCGAAGTCGACAAGGCGTTCGCCCGCGTGGAAGCGGCGCTGGGCATGGACGACCCGGACGATCTGAAGGTAGCAGCTCCGTGGCCCGACAAGGATGAAGACCTGGCTATTTCTCCGGAGGAGCTTCAGGCCGCTGGTTATGACGCCCCGCCGTTTCATCCCGGCTGCCGCTGCATTCTGGTCCCGGTCGAAGACAAGCCCGCCGAAAAGGAGTCGACCCCGACGACAGCACCAAAAGACGAGTTCACTGACGAAGCAGCCCCCGAGATTGCCCCAGTGTTGTCGACTGCCGATTTCATGACGCTGTCCTACGCCGAGAAGATCTCGGCCATAGCCGAAGGCATAGCCCCAGAAGGCTGGCAGGCGCTGCTGGCAGGCGCTGCTGGCTGACAAGTAGGTCGCATACTGCGTCCACTGCGGTGGAGCGTTGGTCCGCCAATGTTCGATGGCCGTTATGGTCGAACGCATGATCACCGAACGTCAGATGGGCTTGGCCATGCCTGCCGCACTCGCGGCTGGGCGCATTTCAACGTGGTACGGACCGCTGGTCGCCGCCATGGAGCGGTTCAAGATCACGACGCCGACCGACATACAGTTCTTTCTGGCGAACATTGCCGAGGAGACGGGCCAGCTCCAGGCCAGGTCCGAGAACCTGCATTATAGCGGCGACCGGCTGCTCCAGGTGTTCCCGTCGCTGTTCGACGGTAATCCGGCAGGCTCGGAGAAGGCTTACGAACTCGCCGCCGCTGGCCCCGAAGCCATCGCCAACTTCATCTACGCCGACGTCTATCGCCCCGCCGGCTACCGCATGGGCAATACGCAGCCTGGTGACGGCTGGAAGTATCGTGGTCGCGGCCCGATGCAGACCACCGGTGGTGACAATTATCGCCGGTTTTTCCGCTCCATCGGCCTGCCCGAGAACAGCGACCCCGATATGCTCCTGGAGCCGAAATGCGGTGCCATGGCCGCTGCCCAGTTCTGGTCGTCCAATGGATGCAGCCAATTCTCTGAAGCGGAGGACTTCCAGGGCGTCGTCCAGCGCGTCAATGGCGGGCTGAATGGCTTTGCTGCCCGCAAGACGTACCTCGGCCGCTTCGTAGCGGCGATGGCCAATCCCGATCCGACACCGAAGGTCGTGGCCGCGCAGGAAGCAGCCGCCCGTCCAATGGCGACGTTGGAGCCGCTGCCTCCCGTTCTGACAGAGAGCTTCAAGCCGCTTCCGCCGAAGCTAGAACCGGTTCCGCCGATGGCCCCGGTCCCGCCGCCGGGCTTCAGCGTCGCCCCGACCGGCAACGTGGTCCGTGACAACGTCGAAGAGAGTACCATCGTCAAGGCGTCGAAGATCGGCCAAGGTTTGGTCACCGCTGGAACCGGTATCGCTGCTGTGGGCACGGCTGCCGCCGCAGCTCGCGACTCGTTCAAGGGCCTGTTCGGCCACATCGATCCGCTCTGGTTCCTGTCCGTCACGGTCATCGGCATCCTGCTGACCTGCGTGGCCTGGTTCTATTTCCGCACAATCAAGAACGACCGCAAGAAGATGAACGCGGACGGCATCGCATAACCCCGAGGAAGATATGACGACTTTCAATGCCTACGGGCAGGACATGGGCGCTGTTGGCGCGATCTCCAACAAGATCAACACGATTGTCGGCACGACTGCGACGTTGCTGACGCGGCCCGATGGCTTCGTCAGCACTCTCGTGATCGTGTCCGAGCTCCACAACTGGCGTTATGCGCTGGGTGATCGCACGGACAGCATGTCGGCCGCAGTCACCGGACCAGCCTACACGATCACTGACGATAGCGGCGATATGCTGCTTCGCGCGTATGAAACGGCCCGTTTCCGCGTCAGCTCCGTGACGGTCAAAGGGTATCAGGCAAGTTCGAAGCTGACATATTTCTGGGTCTAGCCGGATACTACTTGCACCTCTGACGTTGTGTGCTATCCATGTAAGCACACAAACCACGGAGGGTTTAGTATGGAAAAGACTATCGTTACCGTTGCCCAGTTGCTCACGGCCGAACCTGTTGTCGCAGCGGTGGCCGAGAAGCCCGTCGCCGCCCGGCACGCTTATGCGCTCGCCCGCATCAACCGGTTCGTCAGCGAGGAGAAGGCGTTCTTCGGCGCGCTGCGAGACAGTCTGATCACGAAGTACGGCGAGCCGCTGCTCAGTGAGCAAGGTCTCGTGGTCAAAGGCAGCTTCCAGATTTTGCCGACCATGGAGAAGTTCCCGCTGTACATGGGGGCGATCAAGGAAATCCTGGACCAGGAGGTCGTCTTTCCGTTCAAGAAGCTCGATGTAGCGGCGTTCGGCGACGACACGCTGACCGCCTCGCAGATGGGTTCGCTGGAGTTCATGCTGACCGGCTTCGACGCCGAGGGTGATGAAGCCCAGGATGCTTCGCTGGCCGACCGCGCCAGAGAGCGGCAGAAGGCTCTCGACAAGGTTCACGACGCCTAGACTATCCTGATAGACTGCCGCGAAGGAACCCGTCTTAACTTTGTTAAGGCGGGTTTTTTCATGTCGCTACTAACGGCGTCGCGCGCAGCCGCAGAGGTGGCTCTAAAACAGAGCCAATATCGTGCAATCAATTGCACAGCCACTAGAAGCAGTCGTAGCGGCGGCTACTGTCCCAGGTGTGGATGTACCATCGCGGGACGAAATGACTTCTCCGGTCGAAATTCTTTTCAAGAAGCAGGACGCCGAGCAACAGGTCGTCTTCGGTGAGGTGTTTGCCCCCGGAGTGACTGACTCTCAGGGCGACCGCATGTCGGCTGAGGAAATTCAGAAGGCCGCTTACCATTTCATGGAGATGGGGCGGTTGACGAAGATCGATACCAACCATGATCTCAAGGTCAACGGTTCGTATGTGGTCGAGAACTTCATCGCCCGCGATGGTGACCCGGTGTTCATTCCCGGTTCATGGGTCGTCGGTATCAAAGTGCCGGACCCAAAAATCTGGTCGCTGATCAAGTCAGGTGAGCTGAACGGCTTCAGCTTCGGCGGGCGGGGCTACCGGGAAGAGATCGTCGTGTCGATTGAAGTGCCGGACCATGTGTCTGGCCTGTCCGACAACGTCGCCGGTCACGCGCACCAGTTCGTCGTCAAGTTCGACGAGGACGGCAACTTTCTGGGCGGCGAGACCGACACGGTCGCCGGCCACACGCACAAGATCACCAAAGGCACGCTGACCGATGAAGTTAACGGTCACGCGCACCGGTTCAGCTACGTCGAGGGGTTTTTGAATGCGCGATATTAAGGCGAACGCCCTCACCGACGTAAAGGTCGAACTCATTTCACTCGTCAAGCGGGGCGCAAACCGCATCCCGTTTCGTCTAACCAAAGAGGACACAGGTTCCATGCTCGATTTCACGAAGTTCTTCCAGAAGGCCGACGACGCAGGCGTCGTGGCTGCCAAGGCTGCTCTCAACGAGAAGCTCAAGAAGGAAGCGGCGGCTGCCGAGGCAGCGAAGACCGTTCCGACTGCATCCGACGCGGCTTCGGCCCTGGTCAATGCTCAGGAGATCCTGAGGGCGGCCGGTTACACGGTCATGCTGGCCGAGGCCCCGCAGAATTCGGACACCCCGGAAGCGAAGGCCGCAACTGCGTCCGACAAGGCTGCGGCGTCCGACAAGGCTGCGGCGTCCGACAAGGTCAAGAAGGACGAAGAGGCGGCTGCCCTCGTCGTCGAGATCGAGAAGGCCGAGGCCGTTCTGGCCGCGCTGAAGAAGTCGAGCCCGGTCGCCCTGGCGGACGGTGTCAACAAGTCCAAGAACAAGCAGACGGTCATCGGTGACGGCGTCGCGGCTGCGGACGGTTCCGAAGAGGGCGGAGACGGTGATGAAGAGATCGCTGACAAGCCGGTCGTCGGCGACAAGGACAGCACTGCCGCGACCCGCAAGGTCGTAGCGAAGATCGAAGAGGGCCAGCTTGCCCTCGCCAAGTCGATTGGTGAGCTGACGGCGTTCGTCAAGGCGACGTCGGCGGCCACGGACAAGCGCATGGGCGTCGTCGAGTCCGCGATGAAGAAGGCCGAAGAGGCCGTCAACGGCACCGTCCACGGCGCTGCCAATGACGACGACACCACGATCCGCGTGCGCAAGTCCGCTGGCGTGGTGCCGCCCCTGCTCGATACCGCGTTCGCTCACGGCCGCGTCTAACCCAGAACCTACCTCACTTCCGCAACCTCAAGAACTTTACTGACGTCTCCTAACCCCGTTTAAGAACGGACCAGCCCAAGGAGGGGCTCGAAAAATGACCGCCAATGCAACTCTACTCCAGAAGGCCGATCTGGCCCTGGCCGATCTCAGCGCGAACGGCGGCTTGATGCAGCCGGAGCAGGGCGCAGCTTTCATCCGGAAGCTGATCCTTGAGCCGACCCTGATCAAGCAGGCGCGTATCGTCGAGATGACGTCGCCCCAGCGCAAGATCAACAAGATCGGCTTCTCCAAGCGCATCCTGCGCAAGGGCACGCAGGGCACCGCCCTGAGCGCGCCGAGCGCCTCGGGCCTCGGTGGCCGCGCCAAGCCCGCGACCGAGCAGATCACGATGACGACTTCGGAAGTCATCGCGGAAGTCCGGCTGCCGTATGACGTCCTCGAAGACAACATCGAGCGCACGACCGTTGCCGACAACGCGGCTTCCAACAGCCCGTGGTCGAGCGGCCTCCAGGAGACCCTGGTCACCCTGATCGCCGAGCGCGGTGCTCTCGATCTGGAGGAGCTGGCGCTCCTCGCCGACACGTCCTACACGAACGGCGCGGACGCGGACGACGAGGCCTACCTGTCCATGTTCGACGGCTGGCTGACGCTCGCGGGCGACACCGGCAGCAACATCGTCGATGTGGCGGACGCGACCATCTCCAAGGAGATGTTCAAGGCCGGCATGAAGGCGATGCCGAAGCAGTACCTCCGCAACATGAACTCGATGCGGACGTACACCTCGGTGAACCAGCGCATCGAGTACCGCGATGGCATTGCCAACCGCGTCGGCGCGATGGGCGACGCTGCGGTGAACGGTAACGGCGAGCTTGCCCCGCACGGCGTGCCGCTCGAAGCCGCTCAGCTGATGCCGGAAGACATCGGCCTGATGACGAACCCGATGAACCTGATCTTCGGCATCCAGCGCCAGGTCAGCCTTGAGTTCGACAAGGACATCACGGCTCGCGTGTACATCGTCGTCCTCACTGCCCGCGTTGCGGTGCAGATCGAGGAGGTCGGTGCGACCGTGAAGTACACGAACATCGGCACGGTCTAGTTGCACTAAGCGGCAACACCAGCTATCTGTAGAGGGCGAGGAGAAATCCTCGCCCTTTTCATTGTCGGCCAAGGAGGGCTGTTATGGCTACTGTCACATTGCAAATCGCTTCCACGCTGCATTCGCACGGTCACAAGTTCGAACTGGGCAAGCCCCAGGTGGTATCCGATGACACCGCCAAGGCGCTGGAGGAGTACTTCGAGAAGTACTTCAAGGTGAAGTACGACGGCACCATCCCCGCTCCTGTGCAATCAGTTGCACAGGAAAAGAAGAAAGGTGGCGTGATCATCAAGACGGCGGCACCAGCTGTCGAACCCGAAGTAAAGGTCTAGTCCCATGCTCCTAGCGACCGTGACGTCGGTCCGGGAAGCCATGGGTATGGACTCCGGGCAGGACACCGAGAACGCCATCTCCGACGCGCTGGAAGCCGCCACCGATGATTTGGCGGCCCAGATCAGTAACTCGTTCGAACCTGGTAGTCGTCAGGATGACTTCGTTGTGTCGTTCAAAGAAATCCCGGAGACCAGTCCGATCATCAAGCTCGGTCTGAGGCGGGGTTTCCTGTCGGCCAGTCCGACAGTAGTGGCGGCTCGCGGTCCTGACGAGTTCGGCACCAGCACGGAGGTCTCCGTCACCTCCTTCGACGTGGACGTCGAGAATGGTGTCGTGTCGTTCTGGAAGAGTGTCGATCTAGGGGATGGCGCTTACGTCTCCAGTAGGAACCAGCCTAACCGTTCGACCTGGTGGTTCCGGGTCAGCTACGATCACGGCTTCGCGTCTGGTGACGGCCTGACATACGACGACGTACCGGGCTGGTTGACGCGCGCCGCCCAGCTACAGGCCCGCATCAGCCTGAACGCTCATCCGTCGTTCGTGCAGGCCCAGGCGGTTACTGACGTCAAGTCACTGCTCAGCCAGCTGTCCCGTATCGTTGCCAGCAAGACCCGCTATCTGCCGTGGGCGATGCTTCCGGCGAACAGTCGGGCAGTCTAGTGGCGTCGGACTATGTTCTGGAGTTCGAGTTCAGGTCGCAGCGTTACAAGGATGCTGCGGCTGGACTGGGCGCGTTTGCTCGCGCGATCAAGGACGATTGGGAGCGGGTTACGCCCGTGCTCAAGCGAGAGCTGGAGACGTTCCTGAAGGGCGTGTCGGCCAGCATGGTGGCTCGTCATAGCGGCTCATGGCCCGGCGGCACGACCGCCAAGACGCTCAGCAGCCGCTCCGGGAGGGCGCTCCGGTCCATCGAAGAGAGCATCAAAGTCACTGGCGACACCATGGACACAGTCCAGGGCCAGATCGGTGGCGTCCATTATCTTCGCATCCAGGAGTTCGGCGGCACCATTGTCCCGAAGACGGCCAAGTACCTGACGGTGCCACTGCCCGCAGCGCTCGACGGCGCAGGCGTGCCGATCCACAAATCCGCCCGTGACTGGGACAACACGTTCGTTGCCCGGTCGAAGGCTGGGAACCTGCTGATCTTCCAGAAGAGAGGCAAGGACGTCGTCCCGCTCTACGTCCTGGTGAAGTCGGTGACCATTCCGCCCCGGCTGGGTATGCGCGACACCCTGAACGAGGGCCGCAGCTACTTCGTCGAGCGTGCCATGAAGAACATGCTCAAGGAGATGCGCGGATGACCGCCTTCGTAGCCAATCAGTACACCGTCCGCGAACGCGCCATGGTGGCCCTGAAGACGATCTTCGATACCCAGACTGCTGTGGAGCCCAGCGTCGACCCCTACGGCTTTGCCTGGGATCTTGTACTGCGCTCGCCGCTCAAGGACTGGGCGTTCAAGAAGCAGCGGTCCCTCGGCATCTTCGACATGCACGAGTCAAAGGTGGACCGCACGTCGCTCAAGGAGTGCACGCTCCGGATCGCCCTGGAAATTCATCTGGTTATTCAGAGTGACGAAAATCCGTCCGTCGAGATGAATGCCTTGTTCGGCTCAATCCAGCGGCGTATCCAGGAGGATTATTCGTTGGGTGGCCTGGTGATCGACATCCAGGAAGTCAGCAACGACTTGCAGCTGGACGACGTGAACAACAAGTACGTCGTCGGCGTGATGTTCCTGAACATGAAGTACCGGCATTCTCTCCGAGACCCTCGCCAGCTGGTGTAATCCAGCAACCACGGCGGCTGGAGGCTATAACAGTCAAAGCTAGGGGCACGTAAATCTAGTGGGCATGGAGGGTTAATTTTGACCCGCATCCTAACTCTAGGTGCTCCAATGACTGTCAAGATCACGCCGACCCATTTCAAGGGCGGCAGCGAAATCTACCGAGTCGACCAGAATGGTCTGACCCCCGTTATTCGCGCCCTGCTCCAGGACGTTTCCAAGATCGCTGCGGCGGCTGTCACGGGCCTGACCGACAACAGCGCCGGAGCTGCTGCCGATGGCGTCATTGGGGTGATCCCCGCCGTCACGCCGGCCCAGGTCAATCAGGGCGACTACGCCACTGGCTCGATCACGGTCGCCATCAACCCGGCTGCTGACGAGACGTTCACGCTGAACGGCACCGTCTTCACCATGAAGGCTTCGGGCGCTGCGGGCGCGCAGGTCAACATCGGGGGCACGGCGGCTCTGACCGCCGCTGCTATCGTCACGGTGCTGAACGCCTCGGTGAACGCCGAAGTGGCGAAGGCCACGTACGCCAATCCGTCCGGCGCTCTCATCACCATCGTGTCCGACACGTACGGCACGGCGATGAACGCGTGGACGGTCGCCACGAACGCTCCGACCAAGTTCACTGTGTCGGGCGCTACGCTCAGCGGCGGTGTCGCTGAAGTCGGCGTGCAGGCGGCTGCGACGGACTCGGCCCTCGTGACCGTTCGTTCGGCCATTGGCGAGCTGATCGCCCAGTGCTCGGCCATCGCTGCCAAGGTCCCGGTGTTCAGCGCGCTGACCGACAGCACGGGTTCGGTTGCTGCGGACGGCACCATCGGTGCGGTCACGAAGACCTTCACCGCCGTTGACACGTCGTTCGCGAACGCGACGACCCTCAACACGGTTCTCACGGCCTACAAGAGCCGCATCGCCCAGCTGGCTGTCCACGTCAACCAGCTTTGCGTCGCCTGCGGCGTCGAGGGTGCGGAAGACAACAGCGGCGGTGAGCCCGTCTATTCGAACACGTACGCCGCACTCGCCGTCACGGTGGGCGCTGTTGTTACCGGTGTCAGCTCTGCGGCTGCCTACGGTGGTTGCTCCAAGACGGAAGGCGACGCGTCGTTCGCCGCAATGGCCGCAGCGGTCAAGGAGCTGGCGACGGCTCTCAATCGCTGCACGCTCGCGACCACGGGTTATCTCGTGCCGCACGCCGTGGCTGTCTCCGCCTAAGCCCCAACTCAACCGCTCAAGATATTAGGAAGGTTTTCCAGTGCCCATTCTCACTCGTAAGACGATGGTCTACGCCGAGACCGAGTCCACGTACGGCACGGCTGCGGTGATGGCCGACGCCACCAGCCCGATGCTCGTCGAAGACGCGAGCTTCATGCTCGACATCAACAAGATCGAGCGCAATCCGTACCGCAGCGATCTCGGCAACCTCGCCAGCATCGTCGGTCGCAAGGTCGGCAAGATGAAGTTCTCGCACGAACTTCGCAACAACGGTGTTGCTGCCACCGAGTGCCGTATCATGCGCCTGATGCGCGGTTGCACGTTGGTCGCCACCAACAAGGTCGCCGGCTGGGTGGGTGCCTTCATCAGCGCCAACTCGGCTCCGACGACCCCGGTCGTGACCTGGACCAACGGTGGTTCGATCACGATCACCGAGCCCAAGACGGCGCTCATCAACGTGACGACCGGTGGTGCCACGACCGTGGCCCGCTTCAGCGTCACGTGGGACGACGGCACGGCGACCCAGACCGGCTTGGGTGCCTCGGGCACTGGCGTCAGCTTGGGCCCTCTGACCCCGACCGGTCTGACGGCCTGCACGTTCATTCCGACCTGGTCCGGCGCGCTCCTGGTGACCCAGGCCTGGGTGGTCACTGTCTGGCCCATCGGCATCCAGTATCTGCCGTCGAGCATCGCCACGAACTACGCGTCGCTGACGATCAACATGTACAAGGACGGCCTGCTGCACCAGCTCACCGGTGCGTACGGTACGTTCAAGATCAATGCGCAGGCTGGTCAGCGTGCCATGGTGGAGTTCGAGTTCACGGGCTTCTACACCACGCCCACGGACGTAGCCTTCCCGGCGAGCCCCATCTTCGAGAGCACGCTGCCTGTCCAGGTCGAACTCGGCCGCCTGCACATGGACAACTTCGGTGTCATGACTCCGGTCGCGAACACCTGCGCCGTCGATGCCTTCAGCTTCGACATCGGCAACAAGATCGAGCCCCGCTCGTCCATCAACGCCGCGAACGGCTGGACCGGCCTGGTCGTCTCGGACCGTAACGCCTCTGGTGGTATCGATCCGGAAGCGACCCTGGTTGCTACCCAGGACTTCTGGACCAAGCTGTCGGCTGCCAACCAGATGCACTTCGGCATGAAGGTCGGCGTCACGACGGGCAACATCCTCGCCTTCCATGCGCCAGCAGCCCAGTACACCGGGCTGACCTACAAGGACCGTACTGGTATTGTGGCGCTCGACGCGGCCATCCAGTTCAATCGCGTGTCGGGCGACGATGAGTTCTTCATCTACTCTTGCTAGAAGTGTCTAGCCGGCCCCTTAGAAGGTTAGGTACTGGGTTCCTGACAAGGAGCTAAAACTTGGGGCTGTGCAATCAATTGCACAGCCTCTCTTTTTGGGGGACGCCATGAGTTTCGAGGTCAAAATCTACGTCGTTCAGGCGGAAGATGGTCGGCTCTTGAGTGCCAAATTGACCCGCGAAGCTGCCCAGACCATCGCCCGGCTGAATGCTCCGGCTCGCGTGACGGTGATGCTGGCCGACAAAGTGGTGGCAGCGGAGAACCAGAGCCGCCGGACGGCGTAGTTCCACGGGCAGGGCCGGTTATGTTGAGTATACCGTAACAGCATCTCTGAAGGAGAAGCAGATCATGGCCATCGCAGCCCTCACAATGTCCGCCGTGAAGACCATCGAGTCCGTCCTCGATCCGGCCAAGGGCACGCCCGACGCGACGAAGTTCACCATCGGCGCTATCGACACGTTCGTCTGGACTTACGTCCACGACCGGACCCTGGTGTTCGGCGAGAACGAAGAGACCGGCAAGCAGACCGCCCAGGTCAAGCTCAACGAAGTCAATCTGGAGCTGGTCCGTTTCGGTCTCAAGGACTGGGCCAATTTCAAGGACGAGAAGGGCAACGACGTCGAGTTCAAGACGGTCGAGCGCTTCGTCATGGGCAAGAAGTACCAGGTGGTTGCCGACGACTGCTTGCTCCGGTTCGACGTCATGCTGGTCCGCGAGATCGCCAACGCCATCCGCGACATCAACGAGGTCAAGGAGATCGACGCGGGGAAATCCGAGGCGGCGTAATCGCGCTCGTCATGTATCCGGAGCGGGTTTGTTCGACCTGCACCGACCGGAACAAGAAGGAGTGGGGTTGCGACGCTAAGCAAGACGAGAACGGTGTGTGGACCAACAGGTCCATGATGCCTGAACGCATTGACGACGTAGACACCTGGGTGTGTCCGCGTCGTCCGATCAAAGACGAACCGTTTATGTTCGGCGAGATCATGAGTTTGTACAGCCTCTACAAAGAAGGCGTGTTGGCCAATGAGGGCTCGATCACTTCGCAAGCCCTTAGATACGTAACGACGATGCGGCTGGTAGCCGGGACTGTTTCCGAATGCCAGGCGGTTAAGATGGAAGACACCTAAATGGCCGACAGCGACCAGCTGCTATTCATCCTCAAAATGAGGGACGAGGCTTCTTCAGTACTGAAGCAGGCCACAGCAGCGGTGAAAGACCACGGTAAGGCGCACGAAGAAAGCGCAAGGCACGTTGGTACTTGGCGCGGCCTGATTTCCCATGCCACGGGAAATGCCGGCACGTTTGGCGGAGCGGTCCGGAACGTCGCCAGCAGCATGATCTCGCTGGGTGCCCCTATCGCTGGTGGTATCCTGGCCGCTCACTCGTTGGAAGCGGCGTATGCTGGTGTCGTACGTGTATTCAAGGAGATGATCAGCAACACGGTTGATTACGAGAAGTCGCAAAAGGCCCTTGGTATGGCCATGCGGGTGACCGGAAATGCCGTAGGTATGACGAAGTCTGAAGTTAACGAAGTCGTTGACAAGCAGTCGCAGGGCACACTGACCGACGACACGGATGTTCGTAACGCTGCGGCGAAGCTCATGATTATGGGCCGAGTCACGAACGAGACGTTCAAGCCCGCTATGGACATGTCCGTCCAGCTGTCCAAGGTCATGGGTGGCGATCTGGTTTCCGCCTCCCGCATGCTGGCCCGAGCCCTGGCTGATCCAGAGCGCGGCATGAGTATGCTGCGTCGTGCGGGCATCATGCTCAACGAGGCGGAGAAAGAACGCATCAAGCTGATGGGCATCAGCGGTGGGCGTTCCGCCGCTCAGGCCGAAGCCTTGCGCATCCTGGCTGAGCGCCTTGGAACTTCGGACAATTCCGCCGTGGGCAAGGGGCTGAGTGGTGCTCTAAAGCAGGCCGCCTTTGCCTGGGACGAGTTTCTCGACCAGTTCAACGACAGCATTCTGTCAAAGGCCACTGAGCAATTGATCAAGCTGACGGCCGAAGGCGTCAACATGATCACGTTCTTCAACAAGTCACCTACCGCTCCCGACACGGAGACGGACCTGGACGAGAAGATCGCCAAGCAGCGTAAGTACGTGGAGCAGCTCAAGGCGATACAGAACCCGAATGCACAGGTACGCAATGTCGCCATACCCGGCGCGATAGCAGCGCTGGTCAGTCTCGAAGAACGCCTGAACAAGGTAGCGGAGGCGAGCAAGAAAGCCTTCGATGTGGGCGAAGCGACTGCGTTCAAAAACATGATGGACGAGTTGTCCAACGGAGTGACCAAACTCGGTGTCGCGTATGACGACACGACCGGTAAAATGGTGGAGAGTGCTGCTAAACAGGCGGACGGTGCCGTCGACCGGGCCAAGGCAATCTACGCAGCAGCTTCTAAGAGACTGACTGAGGTTAGCAACGACAGTACTGGGTTTTATTCCCGCGCTGATCTCAACAAGGCCAGGCAAAGTATTGAGGAGGCGAACAACCTGCTTACTGGGGCCGAAGAGGCCGCCAAAAAAGCGGGTGCGACTCGCGCCGCTACCGCCAAAGATGAAGACGCTTTGGAGATCGCGCGCACGGCGCAGAGCCAGAGGCGTATTAAAGCGGCCGAGCAAGAAGCTAAGGCGCGGATGGGAGCCCTTGGCTTCAAGGCGGGTGACGCGGCTTACGATACCGAGGTTTTGAGGGCCAAAGGCGACGCTGCCAAAAAGATAGCCTTGGAATTTGCCGACGTGAATGCGGCGACGTCACGTGAAGTCCAGTATCAGATGGACCTGGCGAAGGCCTATGGTGTGTCCACACAGGCCGCCAATAATCTCATCAATGTGCAGAAGTCTAAGGAGGCCCAGGCCACCGGAAAGGGCAATCCGGACGCCGACGATGCTCAAACGCTAGAGTTCATGAAGAACTACGTGAAGCTGTCGGCCGATCTCCGCAAAGAGCAGGAGGCCATGCCAGACCTGGCGGCGGCTGCCGCAGCGGCGAAGGACCCGGTTGAGGCGTTTTGGAACGGCATCGTTGCCACTGTGACGGCCAAGCAGCGTGAACTCGCCGCCCTCGCGGTGACGGGTGACGAGGGCCAGCAGGAGATGGCCAAGAAGAAGGGTGAGGAGCTTTTACAGTCTGCCAGACAGGCCGCCGCTTTGAAGTTGCAGCAGTCCTCGAACGAGGCTGCCGCGTCGTTGCGCACCGACATTGAACTCAATGAACGCAAGATCAGCGTAGCCGGGCAGAGCCAGGTACAGCAGGACATCGCCGTTGGCCTGCTTGCGGTGGAGATAGACCGCCGCCGTATGCTAAAAGTAGCCATAGACGGGCAGCTGTCGTCTCAGGAGGAGTTGGACCTTTCGAAGCGCCGAGAAGCGGTGACCGCCAAGGCCAATTCAGACGAGGACGCCCGTCGAGCCAATGGTCCGATGGCTCAGTACATTCAGAGCAGCAAAGACCAGTTTGCCGACTATGAGAATGCCGGGGTCAAGGCATTCCACGGCGTCGAAGAAGCCATGGCCGATGCACTGGACGGCACCAAGAGCATTGGCGAGTCCATGCACGGTGTCATCAAGGCGATGATCCACGACCTGGAGGTCTTGGCCATCCGTCGTATGGTGATAGGCCCTATAGCTGACAGTCTGTTTGGCGGTGGCGGCGGTAGCGGGGGTGGAGGCGGCGGGGGCGGCATGCTGGGCGGCATCCTGGCCAAGGGCGCTGGCATGTTCATGGGTATGTTCGCCGATGGTGGCGTCATGACCAAGGATGGTCCGATCCCGCTGCGCAAGTACTCCACTGGTGGTATCGCGAACAGCCCGCAGATGGCCATGTTCGGAGAAGGCTCGGTTCCGGAGGCGTATGTCCCGGTTCCCAGCGGACGTATCCCGGTCGAACTGCGCATGCAGGCCGGGCCGTCGATGAACGACCACAGCGTGGAGACCGTCAAGAACGTCGTGCAGTCGGCGGTCGATCACCTGACCAACGTCTTCCAGACGAGCAACGTGTCGAATTCCTCGGTGTCCAACAGCGTCTCGAACGTGAGTGCGCCGGCTGGAGCGGTGACGGCCAACGTCGAGATCGACGGCCTGGATGCCCTGTTTTCGTGGGTGCAGAAGACCGTTACTTCGGCCGCCCCGCAGGCGATCCTCACGCAGGTCCTGCCGCAGGCAGATCCCGTGCAATCAGTTGCACAGCAGCGCGCGGCTGACGTCACGACCACGAACAACGCTGTGTCGGTCCTGAAGGAAGTCCGCGACCTTCGACAGTCCACCCTGAACAAGACCGGTTACAACACGTCGGTCGTCACGAACATCGAGGGAGACCGCGACAACAGCACGTCGCTGCGCAAGCTGGTAGACGAACGCCGCTCGGATCGCTCGACCCAGTCGGACAAGTCTTCGTCCAGCACCAGCCGCGCATCTCTGACGTCTGTAGCCCGCAGCACGTTTAGTGACATGGCCCAGTCGATTGTCGACCAGACCATCAGCAACAAGTCGACGGTCAAGGAGACGATCCGCGACCGCGAGAACGTCTCCGTCAAGAACAAGGGGTCGGATCGAGATGTACCGAGGGGTGTCACGCCGACGTTCTCAGCGGTGCCTGATCCGCAATTGACGCCATACGTCCCGTCTATGCAGGCCGGGCGTATCCCGGTTGGCTTGCGTGGCGGCGGTGCCAGCAACGCGTCGATCACGACCAACGTGACTGTGAACATGCCTGTATCCAGCGGCGGTGGCAGCTCAGGCGGCAACAAGAATGGCGGCTTCGATAGCCGCGCGCAGTCCCAGGAGCTGGGCGCACTGGTTACCGCGATGGTCAACAAGAACCTGACGGACCAGATGCGACCAGGCGGCATCCTGAACCCGAACGGCTCTAATCGCGGCGGTATGTAATGACAACTCTCAACTTCCCTGCAATTGATTGCACTTTCGGTACGCCGGTCAACATCAAGCCGCGTACCATCGACAATGAATACGGTAACGGATACCGCCAGTCTGTAGGCGACGGCTTCAATACGATGCCCGAGACCTGGTCAGTGTCGTGGGATAACGTGACGTGGAATGACGCCCAGGCCGTCAACACGTTCCTGAAGAACTGCGGTGGCACGTTGGCCTTCAACTGGGTGCCGCCCGACTGTGGCCTGAACCAGCTTCTGTACACGCAGCAGATAGACCTGTGGACGCTGAACGCGGCGACCATCACCGCCGACGCAGTAGACGGACCTCTCGGCACGATCCTCGACGCCGACAAGCTGTGCGAGACTACCGCAACCGCCGAGCATTATGCCAAGCAGGCCATTCCGGGTGCCCTGACCATCGGCAACAAATGGTATGTCTCGGCATACGCCAAGCAAGCGGAGCGCTCGAAGCTGTTCATCACCATGACAGGGGAAGGTTACTCAGTATTCGACCTGTCGGCTGGCACGATCACGCAGGCGGGTGGCAACACCTGTTTGATCCAGAACATGGGTGGCGGTTGGTTCTGGTGCGCCGCACGTATCACCAAGACGAACACCAGCTCAGATGTGTTCATCGGAAATTGGACGACGGTCAGCAGTTATCTGGGAGTGCTCGGCAGTGGTTTGTACCTTTGGGGTGCCCAGGCCGACCTGTCCGACACTTTGCGGGCGTACAAAAAGAACACGACGGCTCTAAATAACAACCAGTTTGTCTGTAAGAACTGGTCCGTAGAGAAAATGTCAGCGGCGACTGGTACTGTACGGGCAGAATTCAAACAGGTGTTCGACCTCTAGTCGGGCTGCCTGACCCAAGGAGGGGTTATGGCTTTCATCAACAAGGCGCGCGTCAAGGACACAACGTCGACCACGGGCAACGGCCCGTACACGATGATCGGCACGTCCGTGACGAATTTCCAGAACATCGTCACCGCGATGGCCATCGGCGACACGGCCTATGTCATGATGGTGAACCGGAGCGCCGGCGAGTGGATGGGCGCGTACATGACCCGTACCGACTCTACGCTGGTCTACAACTCACTCGTCGAAAGTTCGACCGGCGCACGCATCACCTTCGGCGCGGGGATCAAAGACTGCTACATTTACGATCCTGCGGCCATATCGGGCAGTCTCAAGACGATTGTCGGCTTGACGGTCGACAGCACCGACTTCACGACCAGCCAGCTCACATTGCGAGGCGCGCGTGCCGCAGTTGGTGCAGGCATAACCGTCGCCATGCTAGGTGGCATCAACTTCGACAGCAATGACACTTCCATCGTCTCCATTCTGGGTGCCACGGTTGCCTCCATCCGTGCCATCGCAACGGGCAACCACAACGTAAGCAGCCTCCCGACCGTGCTTGTGTTCTACGCCACTGCGGCGGCCCTGATTGTTCCGGAGGAGGTACTGCGCCTCGCCACCCCCAGCAGCACGTTCAGCTCGAATGTGATTGTGGCATCCGGCGAACGCGTCGTGTTGGGGCCAACGATCAGCGCATCCACCCTGTTGTATATATCCAGCCCCATCGTGGGGGCCACTACCTCGTACGGTATGTATGTAAACTCTGTCGTGCAGGACACGGTCGCGACCGCATACGCCCACCGCACATTACTGGCCACTTTGGCCGCAGCCTTCACACTGGCCAATATGCACCATTATTCGACGGCCCAAGGAACGATTGGTGTGGGGTCGGTGGTCACCCACCAAACCGGGTTCTACGTAGACCCCTCTTTGGTTGGCGCGACCAATAATTATGGCTTTTTTAGCAACATCCCCACGGCGACCAATCGCTGGAATGTTTATGCGGCCGGCACCGCGTGGAACTACTTCGCCGGCAGCGTGGGCATCGGCAGCACCGCTCTCACGCAGTTCAGCTTGCGCGTCACCCAGAGCATCGTCGGCTCGACCACGGCGTACGGTATCGCTGTGGATGCTACCGTGGCCAGTACCGTGACTTTGGCGGCCTACGCGCACCACTCGTCGGTCACCACGTCAGCAGCGGCCTTCACGCTCACGACTCTGGCGCACTACGTCGTGGTGTCTCCGGCGAAGGGTGCGGGATCGACGATCACCAACCAGTACGGCTTCCACGTCACTGCGGCCATGACGACGGGAACGAACAACTACGCCTTCTCAAGTCTTCTTGCCGCTGCTACCGGCGTCTGGAATATCTACGCTAGCGGTACTGCACAGAACGCGCTCGCCGGCCTGACTCGATTTGGTGGTGTTACGGTCCCCGTCAATACGGTGGACATCACCGGCAGCTTTGGTCGTGGCGCACCGGTTACAAAAGCGGCCGACTTCACGCTGGCCGTTACTGAAAACTGGATCATCAATAACAAGGCAGCGGCGACCTGTACCGCCACCCTGCCTGCCGCCTCGACATGTCTTGGTAGAGAAATCGCCATCCTGAATTACGTGGCTTTCACCGTGGTATCGGCGTCCGCGAATGTAGTGCCTTTGGGTGGCGGCGCTGCTGCTACGGCTATCTTGGCGGGTACTGTTGGCAAATGGGCCATACTTGTTTCTGACGGCACCAATTGGGTGATTATGGCTGCTGGCTAATCTTTCAACGAATTCGATCAAGGAGGATCGATTATGGCTACCGTCTACAAGTGGAACTTCTACGAGTTCGATTGCGACCCTCTCGTCGGCAACATGGTGAACGTGGTTCGCGCCATTCACTGGCGTTATTCGGCCATCGAGGGCAACGCCACGGTCGATATTGCCGGATGCACGGGGCTGGCTCTGCCCACGACCGAGGACGGTTTCGTGGCGTACGAGAACATCACGGAAGCGTGGTGCCAGAACATCGTGGAGGGCGATGCGGACAAGCTGGCCATCGTGCGTGCCGACCTGGACGCGCAGCTGGCCACTCTCCTGGTGCCTGCATCCGTGCCAATGGCACCTCCGTTCGGCGAGTAACTTAGATGTACGGCGTAGCAGCTATTGGAACGCTTGCTATCGGTGACTTCATCAGCACCGCTAGCTCACTTGCGTCCGACGCCCAGTCGTTTGCGCCGGGTGATATTGTTACGCTGTATGACATCGACACGACGCCCATCGGCGGCACCGACATCTGGTATTTCTGCTCTGGCCTGATCGATGGCGTTGCGCCGCAATGGAAGGGGAACACGTACGTACCGTTCCCGATTGAGGCTTCGGGCTTCGAGTGGACTGGTCGCGGCGCGCTGCCTCGTCCGAAGATCACCGTAGCGAATGCCGGCACAAACCTGCTTAGCTCAGTCATCCAGTATCACGATCTGCTGGGCGTGAAGGTTACGCGCTGGAAGACCCTGGCCAAGTACCTGGACGGCCAGCCGAACGCCGATCCTGAAGCCTACTTCGTTCCCGACATTTATTTCGTCGACCGAAAGTCCGGCCACACGAAGACGATGATCGAGTTCGAGCTAGCGGCGTCCCTGGATCAGCAGGGCGTCATGCTGCCTTCCCGCCAGGTCATCCGCGACAGCTGCACCTGGACGTATCGCCAGTATGTGAACGGGGAGTTCGTCTACGGCAGCTGCCCGTACGCTGGGACGACCTACCTGACCGTGGCGGGGTACGCCACCACAGAGAGTGGTGACGTGTGCCCGAAGTCGGTCGTAGGATGCAAGGCGCGCTTCGGTGACGACGCTGATCTGCCCTATGGCGGCTTTCCCTCAGTTTCACGGGTGCGGTGATGCTTGTCAGTCCCGCCGTCGAAGCCGAGATCATCGCGCACGCCAGGGAAGAAGCGCCAAAGGAGGCGTGTGGCCTTGTGATTGCCAGCGCTTACGTGCGCTGCATCAACGTGGCGGAAGACCCGCTGACCGAGTTCCGGATCGACGACCACGTCATGGCGGCAGCCTACGCCAGTGGCCAGCTCGTAGCGGTGATCCATTCCCATCCGGACGGCCCGAACTCTCCGACCAAGGTCGACATGCAGCAGCAGCAGATTGGCGAGGTGCCTTGGGGCATCTGCTACATCAACGATGAACGAGGCCACCGCCCCGAGCTGTTCTTCTGGGGCGATAACCTGCCCATCGCGCCGTACGAAGGCCGCGTATTCCGGCATGGCATTGCCGACTGCTTCGCTCTGGTTCGTGACTGGAAGCGCAAGGAGGAGGGCCTGATCCTGCCCTTCACGCCGCGCGACGACGAGTGGTGGTCCAAGGGCCAGAACGTGGTCGAAGAGGGCATTCTGGCCATGCCGTGCGAGGTCGTGGATGACGCGCCGCGCATTGGCGACGTGCTGATCGCCAAGATCGGTTCGCAGGTGGTCAATCACACCGGGGTCTACGTCGGCAACGGCCTGGTGTTGCACCATCTGAGTTACCGCCTGTCCAGGATCGACGTCCTTGGCCCCTGGTCCAGGTTCGTCATCAAGCGGGTACGGACGTTTCCCGTGCAATCAGTTGCACAGGTGGCCTGATGCTCCGCACCGTATATCTCCACGGCGATCTAGGCCGGAAGTTCGGCTGGAAGCATCGGTTCGATGTCGAGACGCTGCCCGAAGCCGTGTTCGCCTTGTCGGCAAATTACCCGAAGTTCAAGCCGTACTTCATGCGCGGCCCAGGCTACAGCTTCGTCAAGGGTACAACTCGCCGCGAAGGTCAGTATCTGGATCTTGCCGAACTGACCATGCGGCTGGGACAGAACGACATCCACATCATTCCGGCCGCCTACGGTAACGGTGGTGGTGATAGCGGCAAGTCTATCGGTAAGATCATCCTCGGCGTTGTGATGATCGCGGGTGCCTTCCTCACCGCCGGAGCCTCGCTGGCGGCTTCCAGCGCCTTGCTGGCCGCTGACATCGGTGTTGGTGTGGCTGGTCTGGGTGCCTCGGCTGCGGCAGCGACCGGAATGGGAGCCGCTGCGTTCTCACTTCCGTTAATCGGCGCGATCTCCTACGGGCAGATCGCCGCGACTGGCTTCATGATGGCCCTGGGCGGTGTGTCGAGCTTGCTGAGCGCTACGCCGCAGGCTTCGGGTAGCAACTACTCGCAGATGGAACGCCCGGAAGCCCGCGCTTCGTTTATCTATGCCGGTCCGGCCAATACAACGGAGCAGGGCGGCCCGGTGCCTGTTCTATACGGGCAAATGCGTGTGGGCTCGCTGCTGGTCAGCGGTTCGGTAACGTCTGAAGATATTACCGAAGTGGCCACTTCGGGCGCTACGGCCGGCGTGACGTCGGAGGTGAGCAATGGTTACTAAGACAGTTTACCGGCCCATCTTCGGCAGAGGCGGCGGCGGCAAGCAACCGGAACCGTCTGCTGGCCGTGGAGGGCAAGCGCCCGTCGAAGACGCCAACACGCTTCAGTCACGCTCGATGGCGCGGTTCCTGGACTTGTGGTGCGAAGGCCCCATCGAGGGCTTGGTGGACGCCGACAAGTCGATCTATTTCGACGATACGCCGCTGTTGAACAGCGACGGGTCGTACAATTACCAGGGTGTGTCTTGGAGTAAGCGCCTCGGCCTGCCGTATCCGAGCCAAACCTATATGCCTGGCTTTCCGTCCTCGGAGAACGTCGTCTCCTTGGGCGGTAGCGGTGTAAAGGTCACTGTTGTCAGTGGCGGCATCGTTAGGACGGTCACCAATCCTGAAGCCAATGCCGTCATCATCAAGCTGGCGGTGCCCTCGCTCACCCAGCAAGACACACAGAACGGCAACCTGCACGGTGCGACAGTGGACTTTACTGTTTACGTCGCGACTGACGGCGGGGCCTACGTCGATGTGATTACCAGTTCGTTCTCAGGTAAGTGCACGTCGTCTTATCAGCGCGACTACCGCATCAAGCTGCCTACCAGTGCGACCAGCAACTGGCAGATCAAGGTCGTCCGTGAGACCGCCGACAACGTCGATCTGAGCATCCACAACGATCTCTATTGGTACTCATACACGGAAGTCGTCGACAGCAAGTTCTCGCATCCGAACAGCACGTACATCGGTATGCAGATCGACACGTCGCAGTTCAGCGGCGGCTCGCCCACACGCTCGTACGAGCTGAAGGGCATGCAAATCCGCATCCCGAGCAATTACGACCCGGTGACCCGAAACTACACCAGCGCTTGGGATGGTTCGTTTACGACCGCCTACAGCAATAACCCGGCCTGGTGCTACTACGATATGCTGACGAGCACGCGCTACGGCCTGGGCCTGCCCGAAAGTGCGGTTAACCCATGGAAGTGGGATCTGTACACCATCGGGCAGTATTGCGACGGTGTGGATGCGGACGGCTTCTTTGTCGGCGTGCCCGATGGCCTCGGCGGCGGCGGTATGGAACCTCGCTACCAGTGCAACATGCTGCTCAATTCACGTCAGGAAGCCTACGCCGTCATCAACACGATGTCGGCCATCTTCCGGGGTATGTCGTTCTGGAGTTCTGGTGCTATCCGCGCGACTGCGGACATGCCCAAGTCGCCGACGAAGCTGTTCACGAACAGCAATGTCATCACTGGCGAGTTCAAGTATGAGGGTTCGGCGCTCAAGGCCCGCCACACCGTCTGCAAGGTCATCTGGAACGATCCTAACGACGGCTACCGCCCTTCGGTCGAGTACGTGGACGACCAGGAGAGCATCAACCGTTATGGTGTCAGGCAGACCGACGTGGTGGCCTACGGTGCCACGTCACGTAGCCAGGCTATACGCGCCGGCAAGTGGCTGCTTGACACCGAAAAGACCCAGACCGAGACGGTGCATTTCCGTAGCGGTCTGGAGCTGGCCGACGTATTCCCTGGAGATGTCGTCAATATCGCGGACGAGAACTACGCTCAGGCGGGCTTTAGCGGACGCGCAACCTCGGCCACGCTCACGAGTATTGTCACCGATAATCCGTTCACCGTCCTCGCGGCGACAACTTACACGCTCAACATCATGATCCCGACTGGCACGCTGGAGACACGCGTGCTGACCAATGCCGAAGGTGTGACCAGCCAGCTTACATGGGCGGAAGATCTGCCGGATGTACCGCTCAGCGGTGCCGTTTACATCATATCATCGGCTACGGTGGTGCCCCGCCAATTTGTCATCCTGTCGAACATCGAGATTAACCCCGCTACGTTCGAGGCCATGGCCTTGTTCTACGATCCGGCCAAGTTCGACCGCGTCGAGCAGGGGATCACGGTCCCGGCTCCGCCCTACAACGCGACTCCGACTGGGATTATCTCGGCACCCAGCTCCATGACGGCCGATCCGCGTCTGTATATCAGTGGTTCGTCCATTCGTGCGGCGGCGATCATTTCTTGGGAGCCCGCTGCTGACGCTCGCGTGTATATGTACCAGATACAGGCGAAGAATTCGGACGACTCTCAGTACAACGACGTCGGCGAGACGTCCCTGACCAGCATCGAGTACCGCGACAATATCGAAGGCTTGCACAGTTTCCGGGTGCGCTCCAAGGCATTGACCGGCAAGTACAGCGGCTGGCTGGAGCTTGTCGATGTGGATATGACCACAGCGGTGGCCCCGTCTGACATATCGGGGCTCATCGAGGTGTATGATCCGCAGGGCCTGGCGTTCAAGTGGACGCCCAACACGGACTTGAACCTGGATCACTACGAAGTGCGCCAGGGTGCTTCGTGGAACGCCGGGACGATGGTGTCAGAGGCGAACGAGAGCAGCTACTACCAGAAGAATGCCATCGCAGGTGTCCAGATTTACTGGGTAGCGGCGGTGTCGGCCCCACAAGGCATTTACAGCGTCACGCCTACCTCCATCGCGCTGACTGTCACGGCTGCCCCAGCCCCGTCCCCAGCGGCGGCATTCGCAGGCACAGACTACGCCCTGACGTGGACCGCCGTGAACGGCAGCTTCGCGACAGATCACTACGAAATCCGCTATGGGGCTTCGTGGGCGGCCGGCACGGTTATTGGCACGACGAAGTCCACGATCTGGCAGGCTCCAGTGAATTGGGGTGGCCTTCGCACGTTCTATGTCGCCGCGATTGACGGGGCAGGCAACGTAGGTGATGCGGGTGAGGTCGGATTGTTTGTCGTCAGTCCCGCCGTCGCCACGGGTTTGACGGCCCAGGTGATCGACAACAACGTGCTGCTGAGATGGACAGCGCCGGCGGCTGGCAGCGTGCCTATCGACCACTTTCTGGTCAAGAAGGGTGCCACATACGGCTCCGCTGTGTCGATTGGCGAGAAGGCCGGTACGTTCACTTTTGTCTTCGAGATGCTTGCAGGTACGTACGTCTACTGGGTCGTAGCGGTGGACTCGGCTGGAAACGAAGGTACGCCGACGAGTGTGGTCGCCATCGTGGCCCAGCCGCCGGACTACCTGCTTAATCAGTCGTGGACCAGCAGCTTTGGCGTGACCATGACGGGAGATAAGCTGACACGCACGGGAGCGGGCTCCAGCTGGGCCGGCTTCTTGACACCTGTTGCCTCACCCGTTGGCCGCACGTTCAAGTGGGGTATCTGGATGAAGTCCGGCACGGAAACCGGCAATGTAACCCTGCGTCTTCGCAACGGCGCTGGTACGGAGTATGCGGCGACCTCGTTCGCCCTGACCGGTTCATGGGCGTACTACTCGGTGAGTGGCACGATCCTGGCAGGCACCGACCTGCTCACCTATGTCGATCCGGACAACAACGCGGGTACGATAGGCGCGACAATCTTCGTTGCGGCTCCGGAGATTACCGAAGGCGGCGGCGCTAACATGCTGATCGCAGCCAATAACTTCGCTGACGTCACGTACGGCATCCTCGCGCTGCTGACCTACGCGGCTGATGCGGTGGCTGGTCCGTTTGATGCTGTGCTGACCAACCTCACCGTCTCAGGTGGTGTTATGTCTGGTCCGGCCAACGCGACGGAGACGTGGCAGGCCCACTTCACGAGTAATGGTTGGTCCACGCCCCAGGATCAGATCACGGCCGGGTACCCGATTTATCTGGAGCCCTCGCCCGCGACCGCTTCGTACGTGGAGATTTTTGACTACGGCATCAACCTGGACCAGACGCTGATCAGCGTCACCATGACGAAGACCGACGTGGCCGGTACCGTGGGCAGCACGATCACGACCTACACGAGCAGCAACGGTAGCACGTGGAGCCTCCTCGGTACCGGCACGTCCCAGTTCGCTGCCAACTTTCGGTTCCTGAAGGTCACTGTGGATCTGACCAGCTCGGGTGGAGACGACATATGCAATATATCGTCGCTCAATGTTCTGCTATCTTCGAAGCTGCGTGCCGACAGCGGAACTTGTGCGGCAGTTGCGGGTGATGTGGGAGGGACGACGGCGACCTTCTCGATCCCGTTCATCTCAGTCTCGTCCATCACGCTTACCCCGGCTGGCACTACGTCGTCGCAGGCCGTCTATGACTTCGCGGGCGGGGCTAATCCGACCACGTTCAAAGTTCTTCTGTTCGACAGCGCGGGAGACCGCAAGACCGGTACCGTAAGCTGGTCTGCTCGCGGCTTCTCGTAATTCTCAAAGTGCCCAAGGAGGGGCATCGACCATGGCTGATTGGAACACCCCGACCGTTACCTCGACGTATGCAAACGTCATCTCGTATCTGAATGATCGTGATCTCGACGCCACGACGATGCACGGTGCTGGCACGGCGACGAATATCCCGACCGGTGCCATGAAGTGGAACACGTCAACCAACCTGCTCGCACGCTACAGCGGCGGTTCGTTCGGTACGGTGCTCCTGTCGCAGGCAGGCGGTGGGACCGGCTATGCCACGCTCAATGCCGCGCTCGATGGTGTGTTCGGTTCGACACGCGGCCAGTTTCTGCTGCGCGGCGCTGCGGTGTGGGCGGTCTACGCACTGGGCACATCAGAGTACGTACTGAAGTCGAACGGTACCGATCTGGTCTACGGCCAGGTCAACTTGGCCGGAGTTGGTGTCACAGGAACTTTGCCAGTCACTCTGGGTGGCACAGGCGGCGCAACTCAGGCCACTGCGCGCACGGGCTTGGGCCTGGGTGGCCTGGCCATCCTGAACGCCGTCACGTCCGCCGAAATCGGGACCAACGCCGTGGTGACGGCTGGTATCTCAAACGACGCGGTGACCACGGCGAAGATTTTGGACGCCAACGTGACCGACGCCAAACTGGCGTCAGGCATCAACGGAAAGGGCGTTCGCACGGTATCGGCGTCCGCACCCAGCGGCGGGGCTAACGGCGACATCTGGTACCAGGTGTAGGTCATGCCCACGACCCTCACATTCGTTAAAGACGCTGGCGTCTGGAAGCAGACCGCGACACTCTCCGTCAAGGATGCCGGCACATGGAAGACCGTGCAGTCGACATGGGTGAAGGATGCTGGTGTTTGGAAGCAGGTTTACCAGTACGCTTACAGGTACACTGCGAACATCGGTGGCGCTAACGTCAACGTCAACACGCTGGCCCTGGCCGCCGGGTGGAATGGCATCGTTCCGCTGATTGCCACGCTGACGGTGACTTCGAACATCACATCTAGCAGCACCGCGACGCCCGCCTTCACGTCCGATACGCTTCCGGCGCTATCAACTATTGCCCTATCCGTTGGCAGTGGTTTGTATATCGCCGGCAAGGGCGGCGCTGGTGGTTCAAGCGCAGGTAGCGGTTACGTGGGTGGCACAGGTCTGTATACCCGCACGGCAATCAGGATCACGAACGCCGGCACCATCGGTGGTGGTGGTGGTGGCGGCGGCAGCGGACAAAACGTCGAAGTCCCGGGCTCCCATGGTGGTGGTGGTGGTGGTGGTGCTGGCTCCGGAGCGGGGGGTGCGCCTTACAGCTATGACCACGGCGCTACTAACGGCGTTGCTGGCACGATCAGTGCCGGCGGAGCTGGTGGTGCTGGTGGTTATGCGATTGAAGAGTATCCATACCTGTCGTACCAGTTCATCGAGGCGTATTCTGGCGGTGGCGGGGCCGGTGGTGGTTTGGGTGCTGCCGGCACGGCGGGCAGCGCGTGGGTGCCTGTGTCCGACCCCGACCTAGGTGGTATGGGTACGGGTACAGGCCCCGGCGGCGGCGGTGCGGCAGGCTGGGCGGTCGATGGCGAGTCATATGTGACGTGGGCCGCGTCAGGCACGCGCCTTGGCACACGAGGCAATTAATCGTGCAATCAGTTGTACAGTTCTTCCGCTGGTAGCAGCACCGAACAACCAGCGGTGGGCGGGCGTAGTATAATCCCGACAATCCGATACTCAGGTGACTAGGTCCATTTGAACCGAGGTCACATGCCCAGTCCTGCGATCCCCGCCGCGACCGTTAAGAAGTATGTGACGGTCGTCGAGAAATGCCTGGCGGAGGGTTACGGCTCACCAGGCCTCAAGTCGCCGTTAGGTTCAGCTGTTGTTGAGGCAGCAAAACGGCTGGGTGTCACCGAGAGCAAGCTAAAGCACCAGCTCAGGACCAGCAAGCCCAACTGGAAACTGTTCAAGCCCGCTACGATAGTCGTAGGCGGGGCATCGGCCGACAAGACCAAGATCGAGAACAAGGAGCTGCACAAGGCTCTGAAGAAAAAGGCCGCCGAGCACCAGGCTTCGGAGACCGCGCTTGCAGCCTTGATGGGTCTGAAAGACCGGCTGCCGAGCGAGCCCAGCTGGACGCTGCCGCCGCGCAAGGCCAGCGCCCAAGAGTCGATGGTGCCCACGACGATCTGGTCCGATTGGCAGATCGGCGAAGTCATCCATCCCGAGGAGGTCGGAGGCCTGAATTCGTTCGACCAGGAAATCGCCTTGGCTCGCGTCAAGCTCCTGGTCGAGAACACGCTCAAGCTCTGCTTCGACTACATGACCCACCCCACGTATCCCGGCCTCTGCCTGATGCTTGGCGGTGACATGATCTCCGGACAGCTTCACCCGGAACTCGCGGAGACGGATTGGGGTACGGCCCTCGATCAGATGCACTGGTGCTACGACAACATCGGCACCGCCATCACCGAGCTGCGCAAGCATTTCCCGAAAATCCTGATCCCCTGTGTGTTCGGCAATCACGGTCGCAACACGCACAAGCCGCACTTCAAGAATGCGGCGGGGCACAATCACGAGCACACGCTCTACAAGTTCCTGGCGGAGAAGTTCGCCGGAGACCCGAACATCCGCTTCCTGCGCTCGCGGGATGTGGATTGTTACTTCCGTCTGTACGGGCATCGTTACCGGCTGACCCACGGTGACAATCTCGGAACGGCTGGTGGTGATGGTATCATCGGCATCTATGGTAAGGTGAAGCGCGGCGACGTTAAAATTCGCAACGCAGAAGCCCCCATGGGGCGGGACCATGACACGCTTGTCATCGGTCACTTCCACCAGTGCTTCATCACGCCGCCCATGGTCGTGAACGGTTCGCTTCCCGGCTACAGCGAGTACGCCAAGCTGAAGCTACGTGTCACGCCCGAGCCGCCAGCCCAGGCGATGTGGTTCACGCATCCCGAACTTGGCCTGGTGTTCCCGAACCGCGTGTTCGTCGACAAGCCGCTACTGCACCGCGCCCCGATTGACTGGGCGAGTTGGCCGGAGGTCGCGTGAGCAAGCCATCGCCCTATCGCATCTATCAGGTCGATCCGTCGCACACGGATGTCCAGACGCAGTTGGCGTTTATGCACCTGACGTGCTTCCCCGACGTCGAGCAGGTGACACAGGTGGGCGACTGGTGGTTCGCGTACGCGATTGGCACCACGGAGCCGGTAGCGTTCGCCGGGTTATGGAAGTCGCAGCGCGAGGAGAGTGCCGGTTATCTGGCTCGTGCCGGCGTCATGCCGAGCGCACGAGGCCACGGCCTACAGAAGCGATTGATCAAATCGCGCGAGGTCGCCGCCAGGAAGAAGGGGTGGCATCTGCTGTTCTCCGACACGTTCCCCGGCAACGCCCACAGTCTCAACAATCTGTTCGCGGCGGGTTTCCGCTGCTTCGTCCCGAAGACGCCATGGAGCGGTGACGAATGGATCTACATGAAGAAGATCATCAGCGACGGTGTCGGCTGATTTCGTGCAATCAGTTGCACGACGAAATCCTGGTCGCAGACTCATTTACACCTAGCCTTAGACTCAAAGTATTGTATCTTCGGTTGTGCAATCAGTTGCACAGCACACCAAGGAGGGTGGCATGAAGGTCTATCTAGCAGGTCCGATGCGGGGCATTGCCCAGTTCAACGCCCCGGCATTTCACGAAGCGGCGGCACGCCTTCGGGCAGAAGGGCACGAAGTCTTCAGCCCTGCGGAGCAAGGTATCAAATTGTTCGGAGAAGAAGTGCGGGATAGCGCGGGCGGAGATGAAGGCAAGATGGCTGGCGATGAGATGACCATCGCCCGTACGGTGTTCCATGTCGACCTCGCCTACATATGCCTGCAAGCCGAAACGGTGGTCCTGCTGCCAGGGTGGGAGCGTAGTAGGGGCGCTAAGGCAGAGCGAGCGGTAGCTTACGCGCTGGGCCTCGAAGTTCGTGAGTACGTGGCATGAGCCTCGTAATCGCCCTGTGTGGCACTATCGGGTCAGGCAAGACCACAGTCGCCGACCATCTCGTCCTTCGCCATGGCTTCCAGCGCGTGAAGTTCGCTGACGGTCTGAAGAACATGCTCGCGGCGTTCCTGCGGATGCAGGGCTGTACCGACGAGTACATCAAGCGGTGCATCGAGGGAGATCTCAAGACCAAGCCGATCCCCGAGCTGGGCGGACGCACACCACGGCACGCCATGGTGACTCTCGGCACCGAATGGGGCCGTAACTGCATGAACACGGATCTGTGGGTGATAGCCTGGCGCGGTGCCACTCAGGGGGTTCTGGCCAATCGCACGCCCGTGGTGGTCGACGACTGCCGGTTCCTGAACGAGTACGACGCGATCCGCAGCATGAACGGCCTGGTGTGGCGAGTAGCTCGCGAAGGCGGTGAAAAAAGCAATCACGTCAGCGAGACCGAGCAGTTGCTATTTGACGTCGATGCCAACAAGCTGAACAACGCCTCGATCAATCAGCTACTGCTGTGGGTCGACCAGCAGCTCCGGGCGTACCAGAAGAAGGTCTACGCTGCGGCGGTGTAATTCCTATTGCCCCAGGTACGGACATGACTATGCTCTCCGAACTGCCAAGGAGGGCACATGGACGGATCACTCGTAGCACTGGCAATCAAGGCGAACATGCCGATGATTGCGGTGACAACTGACGACCGGCTCAATCTCGAAGCCGTGCTGAAGCATATCACCGGCAGGGAGGTCGAGAAGACGATCACGCCGGGCGCAGGGAAGATGCCTAATGGCAGCCTGTTCGTCGGCCCCGACAACCTGCCGATGCCTGCGGCCATGTATGGCGACATGGTGAAGAACGAGTGCGTGTACGTAGCGGTGAACCTGAAGAAGGTACCGACGCACTTCTTCGACGCTGGCGAGGTGCCGGTCCCGAAGGACATGCTGGAGCAGCTTCTACTGTCTGGCCTCAAGTCCAAGAAGATCGTCGACAGCGTGATGCCGGTGCTGGGTGGCCTGACCATCGCCCGAGCCGTCGAGGTGGTCCGGCTGACCATGAGCCGCGACGGTTCGCTGACCAGCTCCGGGATCGCCAAGACACGGCGCGACATCACGCGAGACGCTCGCGGCGTCACCCTGATCGACACCAAGGATGATGCGTACATGCCGCCCAGCGAGCTGGCCGGTTACATGAAAGCCGAGAAGGATTACTTCCTGACCGGAACCGACCCGCGTCTGATGCCTCGCGGCCTGTTGTTCGACGGCCCTCCCGGTACAGGCAAGACAGCGGCGGCCAAGCACATAGCCCACGAGTTCGGTATCCCGCTGTATCGCGTGGACTTCGGCACCGTCCAGGAGAAGTGGGTGGGGTCGAGCGAGGAGCATATGACCCGCGCCCTGTCGCAGCTCGATGCGGCGGAGCCGTGTGTCGCCCTGTTCGACGAGATCGAGAAGATGGTCTCGGGCTCTGACTCGACCGGGATCGGCGGCAAGATGATGGCCCAGGTTCTGTGGTGGATGCAGGAGCGGGACAGCCGGGTGTTCGTCGTCATGACGACCAACAAGATCAAGAACATTCCGCCCGAGCTGTTCAGGCCCGGACGCATCGACGATGTCATGGTGTTCAATGGCCTCAAGAGCGCCGCCGAGGTGAATGCGTTCATTGGGCATGTTTTGAAGCAGTTCCCGGCCGATCTCCAAATGCCGGTGAAAGACGTGAAGTACTCGAAGCCCGCCAGCCAACTCTTCGCCACGCAGGCCGACGTCACGGTAGCCGTCTACAAGGCTATAAAAATGAAAGCCGCAGCAAATAAAAATTGATCTTTGTCAATACCAGCCCTATCGTCCGTCCCGCTTCCAACAACTCATGGCCAAGGAGGGCCACTATGGAAAAAGTATTTATCGAGGGCACCGGCAAGAAGCCCGACTATCTCGTCATCGCCAGTAAGGGCCACATCGTTCTCGGCCTGAAGCCTGTGCTGGAGAACCTCGTGGGCAAGGACTACGAGCATCTGTCGGTGATCGGCTTCCGGCTGCGCTCCGTGTCGAAGGTCAAGGTCATCGACACGGGCGTGCTGATCGCCCCGTGGCCCAAGATCACTTTCAACGCCCGTGACACAACCCGCGCGTCGTGCACGGTGGGTGCCGGCGTCGAGCGTGTCCACGTCTCGACTGTCGAGATGCTTGGCCAGTTCCTGGCGGAGCACAATGCGGCGACCAAGCTGGCCCAGCAGGTCATCGACATGGTCGGAGACGACTGCCTGTATTCGGTCGTCGAGTTGTCTGACTTCATCGCGGCGACCTACGCCGAAGTCATCGACAAGAACAAGCCCGAGGAAGACTTCGACAAGGCAGCGGTGGTCGCCGGTGCCAACGTGATCGACCTTCAGGCCGCTGCGCTCAGCAAGGCCATCGACAAGTACAAGTTCAACTGAGTTGGCTCTTACCGCTCACCTCGACCGTTGTGTCGAGGTAGCGGGGAGCGACCGTGTCGGTCATTTCCTGCACCGTCTCGTGCGGTGGCAACCGCATACCAACGTAATACGTAGCGGCCGTGCCTGGGTAGGCTGGCCACGCTCAAGATGGCAGAAGGAGCTGAAGCTCTCGGCCGACCAGTTCCGACTGGTCTTGTTGAAGGCCGCCGCTGCCGGCCTGATCTACCGGTGCCAGATGCTTCGCGGTGGACTGAATGTGCTGCACATAGCACTCACCGACGAGTGCATCCTGAAGCTAGTAAACGGCGTCGAACCCCTCACTCCAGTGAGGGAAAAACCCCTCACTCCAGTGAGGGGAAAACCCCTCACTCTATATAAGAACCCTAAGAAAGAACCCGGAGAAAGTACCAAGATAGCGACCGACTTCGCGGTCGCGAGTTCGGAGTCCGAGAAAACCATCGAGAAGAGTTCCGGGAACGTAGTCCTGTTCCCAGGTCAAGGAGGACCGATGAACAAGCTCAGCGCTGATATTGGAAAGAAGTTTGCGGACGCTTCGTCGTACGCCCAGAAAATCGACACGCTCAAGCCGGACAGGACCGCGTCCTTGGTTCAGGCGTGGAGGGGGTCCACCAAGGCCACGGTTACCGACAAGATGGCCGGGCAGTTGAAGTACCTGCTCAAGACCCGGCCCAACGCTCTGAAGATCGTCCGGTTCGCCCTGAAGAATTGGGGCGATCTGACGTACCGGGCCGAGAAGCATCACGGTGCGTTCAAGTCTCCCAGCGCTCCGAACCTCGGCTATCTGGTAAAGTTCGCCCATGTAGCGGTGGAGCTGATGAACCAGGCCGCCAGCAAGCCGGTCGTGGTTGTGGCCCCGCCAGTGCAATCAATTGCACAGACAGCCCCGGTCAAGGTCAAGGTCAAGCCCGCGACCTTCGCCGAGATCCTCGCCATAGAGGCAGAACTGGAAGCCCTCGAAGCATTGAAGGCCGCATCGTGACCTCCCCTTGGTATACGATGCCGCACGGCGTCTTGACGGAAGAGAAGCACCACATGTTGGTGGCCAGCCGTGAGGCTATCGCCAAGGACGCAGGCATACCCCAGGAGCTGCTGTGGAGGCCGCTACCGGCCATTACCGCCGGCGAGCGCACTTGGATAGCCAAATTCAAGCAACATCGCTCAGCGGGCTTCTGTGGCCTTCTGCTGACGGGTGAAAAGCCGTCTCCTGATCCGCTCTCCCGGATCGGGGCAATCGCCGGGTGTTTGTCCCGTAATTTCGTCCGGGCACGGGTGTTCTCGTTGCTCGAAGTGCTGGCCGCCACGAACGACAACAATCCTGTCGAGGCGACCTGCCTGCTGATCCCGGACTTCATTCCGGACAAAAAGACCGCTTCGGCGACGCCGAGTTGGAAAGTGCAGCAGATCACGGCCCTACTGACTGAGCGCTGGAGCGCGAGCAACATGCAGACCGTCTTGTACGCCCCGAGCATGGCGGACATTCAGTCCGAATATGGTTCCTACGTCGGAAGTCTCATTCAGAACCATTATCAGCCGGTAGCCATCTGATGCTCAGTTCAGCACAGCGCTACGTCGCGTCGATCATCCAGATCGGCAAAGTCGAGGCGATGCTCAAGCATGGCCCGGTCAAGCACCTGTTCAAAGGAGAAGAAGCGAAGCTCTGGAGCTATTTCGACGCGCACATCAAGAAGTACGGCACGACGCCCGACTTCGCTCTGGTCAAGGCGGACACCGGCTTCGATCTGGCGGCTCAGTTGCAGCCCGCCGAGTTCTACCTGGATCGAGCCCGCGCCAACTACACGCAGCAAGAGCTGATCTCGACGATGGGCCAGGTTCAGCAGAAGTACCTGACGGGCGCATCCGCCGTGCCCGCCGAAGGCCTCGTCGCCCTTGGCAACGCGGTGATGGCCCTGTCGGTCCAGAACATGGGCCAGCAGGTCATGGACTACCGGCAGGCCGAAGACATCATCATGCAGGCATACAAGGCCAAGTCGACCGAAGGCAATAACATAGGCTTGCAGCTTGGCTGGCCCACGCTCGATGCGGCGACCGGCGGCCTGAGCATCGGCGATCTGGTCTCGCTCGTCGCAAGACCCGCAATGGGCAAAGCTCAGCCTCTGACGGCTAAGATCTTGATGGCTGATGGGTTGTTCAGAGCCATGGGCGATCTGCAAGTCGGAGACGACTTGGCGTCGATCGATGGCCACCCATCGAAAGTCGGCGCGATCCATCCGCAGGGTAGCAGGCCTGTTTATCGGGTGACTTTTGGAGACGGACGAGCCACCGAGGCCGACGAAGAGCATTTGTGGAAAGTCGGGTGTAAGTATTGGGACGAGCCACGCCTCATGACAACCAAGGAAATCATGGCGCTTCGTGCCCGAGCAACGAGATACGCGCGCACTCTGTACGTGACCACGTTCTCGGGCGAGTTCGGGGGGCTGAAGCCCAAGCTTGATCCTTACTTGTTGGGGGCACTGCTCGGGGACGGTGGTTTGACCAAGAACGTCGTGCTGACTTCGATGGACAAAGACATAGTCGCGCGTGTGCGCGACGCATTGCCAAAGTGGCATTATTTAGTGCCCGCGACCGCCACCGCGTCTAAATCCACGGACTACCACATAACGTCTGTGCGTCGGACGGTAGACAACGAAGTTTTGCGACAGCTTCGTGAATGGGGATTGATGGGCAGCAAATCGGAACAGAAGTTTGTGCCCGTGGAGTGCTTCCAGTGGTCGTCCAAAGATCGTTGGGCACTCCTACAAGGCTTGATGGACACAGACGGGACTATCGACAAGCGTAAATGCTCGGCCACGTTTAGTTCGTCCAGTAAGCACCTGATCGACGGTGTCCGACGACTTGTGCATTCGTTGGGCGGCAAGGCATCGGCTGCGGCCGAGAAGCAAACTTCTTGCCTGCTACATTATCGCCTGACGATCACGATCCGCAGTCGAGAGCAGTTGTTCTTTGTCGAGCGTAAAAGAGCACGAGCCAAGCCGTACACCACACACAATCCAGAAAATTTGCGGTTTGTGTCTATCGACTATGTGGGCGACAAGCCCTGCCAGTGTATATCGGTGACGCACCCCACGAAGATGTACGTCACAGACGACTACATACCGACGCATAACACCTGGTTTGTCTTGTGGATGGCAATGCACGCCTGGGCCAATCAAGGCAAGGTACCGCTGTTTGTCTCGATGGAAATCAAGCCGTTGCAGATCGCGCAGCGCCTGCTCGCCATTCAGGCACAGTTGCCGGCCAAGGAATTGCGCGATGCCAAGCTGACAAGCCCTCAGCTCAAGCACATGAAGTCGTTGCTCATGAAGACGGCCAAGGGCGAAGTGCCGTTTCATATTGTTGACGGCAACCTGACCGCCAACGTGGGTGACATCTACGCCTTGACACGCCAACTCAAGCCCGACCTGGTGATCATTGACGGCGCGTATCTGCTCCAGCATCCGACCGAGCGCGACCGGTTCAAGCGGGTGGCCGAGAACGCCGATCTGTTGAAGAAGCAGATTGCCGATCTTGCCCCGACCATCACGTCATGGCAGTTCGCGCGTCCGCCCAAGTTGCAGAAGGGTCAGAAGAAGACCCCGCAGACGCTCGACGACATCGGCTACTCGGACGCCATCGGCCAGCATTCCTCGCTGGCTCTGGCCTTACAGCAGCCCGAGAGCGCCGAGACCATGAAGCAGCGCGTCGTGTCGATCATCAAGGGTCGTAACGGCGAGGAAGGCAGCTTCAACGTAAACTGGAATTTCGAGTGGACGACCGACTTCTCGGAAGTCATGCCCGATCACCCGGACAACAACGAAGAACTGTACGTCGATTAATCTCTTGCATCATGCCTGTCCAAGCGTAGAACACGTTACCAATCAAGGAGGATTGCGGTGGCCGTTGTAATCAAGAAACCCATTGCGCCAAAGGTCGATCCCGCCAACGAGAATGTGGGCCTTACCGCCATGCAGCAGTCGATGGCGAGCCTGTCGCTCCTGGTGGACCCCGACAACGACGACCTGGATGAAGAGGTTGCCGTAGAACCGGACGAACTGGACGAGTTGGCCCAGGAGATCGATGACCTCGGAGCCATGGAGTCCGTGATCGCCGGAATGAAGAAGCAGATCGCGGAGCATGGCAAGCGGTTGTCCGTCGTGCGTGACAAGCTCGTGGACATGCAGATGCTGGTCAAGACCGGCGATCACTACTACGCGCAGGTCAAAGAGACCGGCAATCAGGTGCGAACGGTGAAGGACATGCCGCTTGCCATCAAACATCTGGGCGTCGAGACGTTCCTTCAGGTTGCCAAAGTCAGCCTGTCGGACATCGACAAATATCTGAACGATGCCCAGAAGGCGGAGGTTATCGAGACCTCGGAGAGTACGACCCGCTCGATGAAGATTATGAAACGGGTTTAGTTACTGCAATCAATTGCACAATGATCAACGAGGATCGAGAAATGTTGAACCGCTATCGGATCACGCTCGCCAGCATTTACAGCGACGACCAGCTCGCCCTGATGCTGACCCGCGCCGGCTTTGCCGTCACCGGAGTCGAGACGGTGGGCACCGAAGCCCCTGCGGAAAAGATCGCGGAAAAAACTGCGGCCCAGCCCAAGAGCATGGTGAAGGCCGCACTGGCGCTGGCAGAAGATCGCCGCCGCAAGTACACCGCCTCGCAGATGCACACGCCGGAAGCCAAGGCCAAGGCTGTCGTCAGTCGTATGAAGGCAAGCGCTCGACGGTCGAACATAGTGATCCGTCGTATCGCGGAAATCCTGGTCGAGAAGCAAGACCTGGATATGCCGGCCACGCACGTCACGTCCATGATCAACTCGCGTCGCGCGGACAACAAGCGCCTGTCTGTCGTGAGAGTCCGTGGCTTCATGGATGCCGCTCGCAGCTTGGTGACGCAGCCCTCCATGATCTAATGGACCTGCAAACCAGCAAGTCCTTTCTTCGTTGCCTGGGAGTGGCGGGTTACGATGATCGACGCAACGGGTGGGTGACGTGCGCCTGCCCGTTGGCCCCGTGGCGTCATCCGGACGGCTCGGGCAAGAGCGCATTTGGACTGAAGCTCGGTGCAGGGCGCGTGTTCGTGAAGTGCTTCTCGTGCGACTATCATGGCACGCCCCTGGACCTGTTGTATGAGCTGCGCGACACGAACAAGGCGTCGCCCAGCGGCAAGGTCTACGACTTCGGCAAGGCCATGGGCATCCTGAATGCAAATCCGGCCGATCTGGTTGAGAAGGTCGACTCGCTCGACGAGCTGGCCTTCAACGCCAAGCCCACGTTCGTGTACCCCGAAGACTGGTTGGCCGAGTTCGAACCGGCCTACAGCGGCGATCAGGTTCATCCGTATCTGGTTAGTCGGCAGATGCCGTACGAAGTCGCTCGTGATCTGGACATCAGATACGACAACGTCGCGAGCCGTGTGTGCTTCCCCATCCGGGACTACAACGGCCAGCTTCGAGGTCTTCATGGCAGGTCAGTCTGGCCGCATGTCGAGTTGAAGTACCTCATGTACACGATTGCCGATCCCGAAAGACCGGGCCAGAAGCACTGCAATCCCGACGTGTGGTTGGGCGAGGCGTGGGTAGACCCGGAGCAGCCCGTGGTGATAGCCGAGTCGGTATTCGACCTGGCTCGCGTGTACCAGGTCTACCGCAACGTCATGTGTCCGCTGATGGCATCGCTCAACGAGGCCAAGATGAAGCGGCTGCTCGGTATCAGCCGGCTCGTGACCATGTTCGACGCAGATAACGCGGGCAAGATAGCCCGTGATAAACTCAGGAATAGGTTTCCCGCGATAGAGATGCACAATGTAGTACTGCCCGCAGGCTTCAAAGACCCAGGGAGCATGGCGGTGGAAGACGTGGCTGCATTACTCGACCAGTACGTCATTTTAGACCCTATTTTATTGCACAACGCGGGGTAGCGGAGTATAAAGGATATGTTCTGCGCACCCTAGTTCACCGCGCTGTCCACGGAAGGTCATGGAGGACCATCACAATGGCTATCGTCGTCAAGAAGCCCATCGCTGCCAAGCTCGAAGCTCCGGCAGTCGCCACGCCACCCGCTGCAAATGGGGACGTCAAATCGTCTACGCCCAGCTGGATGATGCAGGGCAAGGCCACCGTAGCGGCGTACGCGGCCGAGAAGGCCAAGTCCGAGGTCGCCTACGAAAACTCCAAGAAGCTGCACCGTTTCCGGCTGAAGGTCGGTGAGGCGCGCACGATCACTTTCATCGACGGCTTTCTGGATGACGACGGCATGCTCGCCGCTCGCTCGTACTACGAGCACACTGTCCCGCTCGGAGCGCGGTACGAAAACTTCGTCTGCCTGGCAGCCAACCACGTTCCCGGTCAGCCCCAGGAGCCGTGTCCCATCTGCGAGGCGTCGAGCGATAACAGACCCTCGCTCGTGACGGTCCTGACCGTGCTCGATCACACGCCCTACACGATCCAGAAGGGTCCGAAGCAGGGCCAGGTCATCCCGTTCCAGCGCAAGCTGTTCGTGGCCAAGGGTGGCACGATGGAGAAGCTGCGTTACAAGGCCAACAAGATGGGCGGCCTCGCAGGTTGGACGTTCTCGGCCGCTCGCATCGGTGACAACAAGTCGCCGGCTGCCGGTAACGAGTTCGACCGTGACGAGGAGCAGGCCCGCGCGTCCACGGAGGAGCTGATCGCTCAGTTCGCCGAGGACGGGAAGGTCGCCGACTACGAGGCCGAGATCGTCATGCTGTCCGCCGCCAAGCTGATCGAGCTGGGCGCGGGCAAGGCTCCTGCCGGTCCCGGTTACGGCGGCAGCAAGTTCGACTCGAACAAGATGGGCGAACAGATCTAGTTCGCTTGCAGGGCGCGGCTGTGCAGTTGTGCAATTGATTGCACAGCCGTCCTCACCAAGGAGGGTGATCTGGTTAGTATAAATTCGCTGATGATGAGTGATGCCCCGGACAGCTACGGGGCGACCGCGTCGTACAAATACTCCAACGCGCTGGCCAAGAAGTTCTCGGCCCTGTCGCGCTACGGCGACCCCTACATGCTCTATCGCAAGACGGGCGACGTCATTCATCTGCCGCGTGCCGTATGCCCGGTCGGGGTTAACGACAATCGCAGCGCAGGACAGGACGTAAAGTTCGACTGCAAGTTCACACCGCGCACCGCAGACCAGACGCAGTGGGTGCATAATTCCTCGGGCTTCCTGCTGGCCGGTCTGTCCGGTATCAGCCAAGCCTATACCGGCTTCGGCAAATGTTTAGCAAAAGGCACGCAGGTGCTTATGCACGATGGCCGCCGCGTAAATGTAGAGAATGTCGAAGTAGGAGACTATCTGATGGGGCCTGACGGAGAGCGCCGTACTGTCCTGTCCACAACTACGGGCGTAGGTCCCATGTACCGCGTCAGCCCGACGATGGGCGAGGATTTCGTGTGTAACGACGTGCACGTATTGTCGCTCAAAAAAACTAATGTGGGCGACAATCCAACGCTTCAACGCTGCTCCGATATGGTTAACGTTCCATTGGACGAGTACCTGGGATGGCCGTCTTGGAAGAAGCACATATACAAATTGTGGCGCACCGGAGTGGAGTGGGAGCCTAGAAATCTAGCGCCTATGATCGACCCGTACTTCATGGGGGTCCTGCTCGGCGATGGCAGCACGAAAGGTTCGATTGCCGTAACGACGGCTGACGACGAGATCGTTGCCGAGGTGCATAGGCAGGCGGCCCTGTGGGGTTTGAAGGTTCGCAAAGAGGATCAGGAAGACAGCAAGTCCAGCACTTACTATCTGTCTCAGTTGGAGGGCCACGCTGTAGGCGGTAACCGATTGCGTACCGCCGTACAGTCTCTAGGACTTGGAGCCGCCGCATGTGGCGACAAATTCATACCGTACAGGTATTTGACGGGCTCTCGCGAAGAACGCTTGCAGTTGTTAGCAGGACTGATCGACACGGATGGCACACATATCCGTACTTGTTTTGACTTCACAGTTAAGTCGAGGCGCCTGGCCGATGACGTAGCGTTCCTGGCCCGTAGTCTGGGTATGGCAGCTACCAGACAGACCAGGACCGGAGGCAAAGTTGCTCCGAACACCACATACCACCGCGTCGTCATATCCGGCAGCACTCACCAGGTGCCAACTCGGCTAGTGCATAAGAAGGCACCAGTGCGCGTGCAGAAGAAAGACGTGCTGCGAACGGGGTTCAAAGTAGAGGCGTTAGGCGCCGGTGATTATTATGGCTTCGCGCTGGACGGCGACCACCTGTTTCTATTGGGCGACTTCACGGTGACGCACAACACCGCGTGCTCGATGCCCGTCATCGCGGCGGTCGCCAAGAAGACCCTGATCGTCTGCACCAAGGAAGACTTGATGCTGGATGACAAGCAGTGGCTTGGCTCGCTCAAGACCTTCCTGAACCTGACCGACAAGGACATCGGCGTCGTTCGCCAGGATCGCTGCGATGTGGCGGGTAAGAAGGTGGTCATCGGCCTCGTTCATTCGCTCTCCATCGAAGGCCGTTATCCGCCCGGTACGTTTGACGATTTCGGCCTGATCGTGTGGGATGAAGTCCATCGTGTAGCGGCGGACACGTTCAGCAACACGGCATTTCTGTTCCGGGCCAAGCTGCGATGGGGCCTGTCCGCCACCGTGGAGCGGTCGGACGGTAAGGAGATCATCCTCCACGCCAACATAGGGCCGACTCGCGTCAAGTCGCAGCCGCTCGTCATCAAGCCGAAGGTGCTGCACTTCACGTCCAACTGGCACTGTCCGCGCGTGTTGCGGGTCGATCCCAACACCGGGGAGCAGAAGGTGGTGCGCCTGCCGCATTCGCCGGGGCGCGTGACGCATATCATCCAGTCGTTGGCCAAGGACATTTCCCGCAACGACCTGATCTGCAAGGCGACGATGATGGCGTACCAGAAGAAGCGCAGCATCGTGGTGTTCACCGAGCTGCTCGATCACATCGAGACGCTCCGGATGGCCTTGAAGAACATGGGCGTGCCATGGGGAGACATGGGTGTCTATGTCGGGGGTATGAAGGCCAAGGCCAGGGACGAGGCAACGGTCAAGCCTATCACCCTGACCACCTACCGCATGACATCAGAAGGGACGAACTGTCCTTGGTGGTCATGCGCGGTCTTCGCCACGCCACGAGGAGACGTCGTGCAGATCGCCGGTCGTGTCCTGCGTGAATACCCCGACAAGCCGCAGCCTATCCTCATCGACATAACGGACCTGGATAGCCCGGTGTTTGCCGGTTACTCGAAGTCTCGACGCAACTGGTATCGCTCAGTCGGAGCTGACCAGGTTCAGCTTTGAATTCAAATTGCCTTCTGCTCGCAACCGAGTAGAAGGAACTGTTCGCATCAAGGAGGATGGCATGGAACCCGATGGTATCGATCAGCTGAAAGAGTATCTGACCAAGCCCGAAGTCGATGTCGACTTCGTGCATGCCACGGCGACCCACGCGGCCAAGAAGAAGCCCGTCAGCATCGTCAAGAAGCAGGCAACCGCCAAGCTCACGGTCAAGAAGATCGACGGCACCGAGGAGACGGTGGAGGAAGCCGTGGGTAAGCCGCAGTTCTTCGACTCGCCGCCCTGCACCGTGTCCATCGGCGCTCGTCTGAAGATCGGCATGCCCAACTACAGCAGCGCCGAGTGCAGCGTGTCCTTGTCCGTGCCGTGCTCCGCCACCGAGATCGATGACGTGGCCGACTTCGCCGGGAACTGGGTCGACAAGCGCATGGCAGACGCCGCCGAGAAGCTCAACGCAGCGAAGGGAAGCTGATGGCTACGGTCCAGGCCGTCCTCAACGCCTTCAAGAAGAACCTTGGCGCTTCGATTGGCGACTACGGGACGAAGTTGCACGAGACCGAACGTATTCCGACAGGCATCTTCGCCTTCGATCTGGCATCGGGTGGCGGATTTCCGCGTGGGAAAGTGGTCGAGGTGTTTGGTCCGGAGTCGTCTGGCAAGACCAACCTGATGCTCAAGACCGTCGCGGCGCATCAGATGCTGTACCCCGATGAGACCTGCGTGTTCATCGATCTGGAGCACGCACTCGACGGCCAGTGGGCCAAACTCCTGGGCGTCGACACCGACAGACTGCTCTGGATGAAGCCCGAGTACGTCGAACAGACCATCGACATGGTTGAGGCGTTCCTGGCTACGTCGGATTGTGGCTTGATCGTGCTGGACAGTCTGGCCGCCATGATCACGTTCAACGAGGCCAATTCAGAGGCCTCCAAAGCGGCGGTAGGCCTGGTGTCAGGTCCGGTCGGCAAGCTGGTTCGCAAGATCACGCTCCGTCTGAACCAGGCACAGAAGGAGGGCCGCTTCCCGACCGTCCTGATGGTCAATCAGGTCCGGTTCGCCATCGGTGGCCCGCTCCATGCTGATCCCGAGAAGACGCCCGGAGGCAACGCGCCAAAGTTCGCAGCGGCGATGCGTGTCCGGACCTACGGCAAGAACATCATGGAGTCGAAGATTTCGACGACCATGCCGGTTCTGAAGGAGACGCAGTTCATCATCCGCAAATGGAAGGTGCCCATTCTGTCGGCCAACGGCATGTACCAGATGGCCGCGATCCCACACGCCGGTCTGAACGTGGGCGAATGCTCCGACGTCAACACGGTGATCGGCTACATGAAGAAGTGTGGCGTCCTGATCAAAGGCGACAAGCCAGGCGTGTGGAACTGTCTCGGAGATACGTACAAGACGCTGGAGCCGATCAAGGAGAAGCTCGTGGTCGACAAGGTATGGGGCCTCGCCGTCCGGGCCAACGTCATCAAGACCATGCTCGCAGGTGGTGAGATCGCGCCGCAGGACGAGGGAGAAGCCGATTGAGCAACCCATACCTGGATAGAAAGCCGCGCATCGGCGATCACGGTCGCAAAAGCGAGAAGCGGGTGGCGAAGAAGTTCGGAGCCTCGATGGTTTCGGCCTCCGGTGCCACCCGCGCCAAAGGAGACATGACGCTCGGTCAATTCCTGATCGAGAGCAAGTCCACGAGCCACAACAGCATGAGTGTGCAATTCGCATGGTTAGCAAAGATCGAAAAAGAGGCGCTGGCCGTGGGGAAGACACCGGCGCTGACCGTATCGTTCCTTCTGCCGGGAGGATCGGACGTTCCCGGCGGGCGCTGGGTGATGATGCCGGAGGACACGTTCCAAGAACTGGTAAATTCCGAGGGCGAGTAGAAGGCCGCGCCCTCGATCCGCTCGTCCGAGCCATTCTGATCGAGATCGATGACGCCGGCATGTCCATGGAGTCGGTCTGTCACAAGGCAGGCCTGGGCAAAGGCACGATAGGAATGTGGGCCAGGGCCAAGCGGGTGCCAAACATCGGCAACATGCGAGCGGTGCTCGGGGCGCTGGGCTTCATGCTCGTTGCCATAAAGCCAGCGAAGGAGATTGGTTGATGGCCGGGTTCCAGTTCATCACGAACCAGATGAAGAAGCATCAAGCCAAGGGCACGAAGTACGCTCTACACAAGATGCTGCGCGGTTGGCGGCCTGGTCGCGCGCACAAAAGCGTCCACGCTTCAGCGGTGACCAAAGGCGGCACTGGCGAGTTCTGCGCCCGCGAGTACGCGATCAGGGACAAGGAGCCGCACAAGGTCCCCGACGAGTTCCTGGATACGTCACATAGGCTCACGTTTGCCATCGGTCACTACGTACAGGACCAGGTGATCAACTGGCTGTCAGATGGCAATTACGCCATCACCAACTGGGTGTGCCAGTCGTGCAAGACGTTGCATGAGCGGTGCAAGCGCCCGTCAAAATGCCACGCGTGTGGCTGCGGAGCGTTCAAGGCCGACGAGATCAGGCTGATAAGCGCGGTGTCCGGTATTGGCGGTGGCATCGACGTGTTTGCCCAGCTGGGCGAGCCGAAGCTCCGTATCGTCGAAATCAAGACGATGGCGCCCGATGAGTTCAAGAAGCTGGTAGCGCCGCTAGCGGAGCACCGTCTCCGGACCAATCTGTACATGAGGATAGCCGCCGAGAGTGATGATCCGTGGAAGACGCGTATCAACGTCGATCAGGCGTACGTCCTGTACTGTTCGAAGGGTGGCTTCGGGACGCTCGATACGAACCTCAAGGAGATGGGGATCGACGACAAGTTCTCGCCCTTCAAGGAGTTCCTGATCGACCGCGACGACACGCAGACCGAGATGCTTCACCAGCGGGCGGTACGGCTGAAGGAATTCCGGGAGAAGTCGAAAGGTATGCCTGCGGGGCTTTGCCCGACCGCGTTTACCAAGCGGGCACAAAGCTGTATCGTCACGAGTGCTTGTTTCTCAGGGAAGTATCCAGCCAAGGAGGACTGACATGAAGATTATTACGTTCCATACCGAGAACGGTAAGCGTATCGCCACCGAGTCATAAGTTCCGGACGATTACTTCGCTAATCACGCGTATTTCGACGATGAGACGCGCGAGTACGTGTTCGAAGACGGCACTCGCATGAAGGGGATTAGGATGCGGTACGCAGCAGATTTGAGTTTTCGATGTTCGTTGTTCATTGTGTCGGTGGGGTCCAGCCTGATCTTCGTCGCGTGGTTGGTGAAGGCGCTCCTCGTAAACTAGTTTTTGTGCAATCAGTTGCACAGCCTGTCCAAGGAGGGACGCATGGCCATCACGACAATACCGGACCAATTCGACATCGACGACGGCCACCGCTCTAGCACTCGGAGCACCTCGTCCCATGGAGCGGCGTTCAAACGCCAGGGTGCGTCGGTTCTCAAGGCCAGGGCCGCCCAAAGACGGTTGATGCAGGTGCCGCTCCTGTCCAGAGACGAAGAACTGGACGCCATCGAGAAGTACAAAGCCAAGCACGGCGTCGTGCGGTGCCCCACGGCGTTCGTTCTGCCTTCGCAGATGAGCAGCAAGTGAGGTGCCTTGGCCTCGACATCAGCGTCACCCGCACCGGCTTGGCAGTATGCTCCGTCGAGGATGACAAGCTGACGCTGGAGCACAACGACAGCATCAAGGTCCCGGAGAAGAAGGGTATCAACAGGGCGCACAAGATAGCCGCGAGGGTAGCCGATGCGATCATCCGATATGAACCCAACATCGTCTCGATTGAAGGTTACGCGTTCGGCAATCGCTTCAGCCTTGCCACGCTCGTCGAGGTGGGTACGTTGGTGCGTTGGGCAGTATTTTCGTCGGGCCTGTTCTACATCGACCCGTCGCCCAAAAGTTTGAAGAAGTTCGTCACGACCAGTGGCAACGCCGACAAGAAGATGATGATGGCACACGTTCTGAAGAACTGGGGCATCAAAGCCAGCAACCATGATGAGGCAGACGCGATTGGTCTGGCAGCCATGGGACTCGCTTACACTCGCGCGCTGAAGGTTGCCGGGTGGAGGCGGGATATATTAATGAGCTGCAAGAAACATTCTCTTGCAACACGAGATTAACAGCGTAGAACAGTTGCACAGATTTAACGGTCAAGGAGGACCACTCGATGTCTGGATCACCGACGCTAGCCCTGCTCAAGGGTTCCATTCCAAACCAGTCTGCCATCGTCCATGATGCCGAGGGCAACGCCGCAGAGGACATGTTGCCGCCGATGGGCGACCTCGGCGAGTGGTCAATGCCGGCCGCCAAGAAGGCCAAGAAGATCACCAAGGACAAGAACAGCCTGATCGTCCCGACGACGACGTCGAGCGGTGAAGTTCTCGGTCCTGATTTGCTGGCCACGACGGCCCACGAGATCGAGAACCTGACCGAGACCGAAGCTAACGCCATGATCGGCGATCTCACCGACACGTCGGACTTCAATGCCTTCAAGCTGGGCGGCGTGCTCGCCCGCGTGAACGCGAACAACTGGTTCGGCGAGTTCGAAGACTTCAAGTCCTACGTCCAGGGCAAGCATGGCTTCGCGCTCCGCAAGGCGTTCTATCTCGTCTCGATCTACGAGAGCGTCATCGAGCTGGGTCTGACTTGGGCAGACCTCAAGCCTGTCGGCTGGTCGAAGCTCAAGGAGCTGGTCGGCGTGATCAATCAGGAGAACGCGCAGGACTGGCTGACCAAGGCCGCGCAGGACGGCATGACCGTCATGAAGCTCCACGCTCTGGTGCAGGCGGCCAAGGGCGAGGCCCAGCCGCAGATCGAAGGTGAGTCGACCAAGACCATCAACAAAACCTTCAAGCTCCACCAGGACCAGAACGAGACGATCACTGCGGCGCTCGACAAGGCGATGAAGGTCGCCAACACCGATGTCCCGTCTGTCGCGCTGGAGTACATGGCGCTCGATTATCTCGGCAACTCCGAGGTAGTCGCCAGTGCGGAAGGCCAGATCGACCAGCATCCGAAGGTCGATCTGAACATGGACGTCACAGTGAACGACGCCAGCACGGAATGGTTCAAGGCGTACATGGTCAAGCTCGGTTGGGAGGGGACGCTGGGCGTCTTCGAGGAGAATTTCCCGAACCTCAACCTGACGGTAGAAGCACCTGCTGCTTAGGCGTCAGCGTGGTCTTGCATCCCGTAAGGGGCGCGTTCGCCACGAAATCCCGTACACCAAAGGCAGGA